AGCTGTTATTAAATTACACTGTCCACATGACTTAGTATGATCAGATGTAACTTTATATATTTGTATTGATTTTTCTTTTCCACAATCACATATCCATTCAACTTTCTTATGAGATCCAGATATGATATCCTGTGGAGTCTTAATTCGTAATTTACCAAACCTATCTGTATTAAATACAATCATATATCTAATAATACATCAATATTAAATATATGGATAAATAAAGTAGTTAAATCCGGTATAAAGACTCTATAAGAGATATGGTGTAACCCCATCATCAAGTGTAATAGCTGCACCAATACCAACAGGAAGACCAATTCGAGCACCACCGGGTTGGAAAGCAGCAGAACGAATCTTCGACATAATACCATACACAAATGACAATAAAACTTGTCCCGTTTCCACAAGTCTTGGAGCTACAAGGGCTTGGAAATCAGCAATACATGCCGCCTTCAAAGTTGGCGCAAGTGCTATAATACCTGCCAAATTTCCAAGAGTTGTAGATGATACATCCACAGTAACCGTAGTCGGATAAATGGCAAGCTTTAATGTTACTAATGGCAACGTTATTAATGTAATACCATATTTTGTTAAAATAGCAATAAGAGCGGCATCGGTCGGTTTCTTAAAATATCTACTTTGTCCAATAGGTTCACTGGAGAAATTTCGTTGAGATGTGTTTTCAACGTCGGAGAGGTAAAGATTCCCGATGTCTGATCGAACTATTGCAACGCGCATGTAAACTCTCCTGTTATTTAACACCCAAAGTCACAAAGAGTTCAAAAAACTTTAATCCACATAAATTTTGGTAATTCCTCAACTTTATGTAATCCGATCGATAACGCAAATTCTGATTCTTTCATTTTAACCGAACATGCTAGATCCCACAATGTTTTCTTATGTATCATTTTACAGGTTTTTGGATCAAAATAATGATATGAACATTTAGTATTTTTTAGTTGCTTCCATCCGGAATACTTATATATAGATCCAGTGTCACCTACAGATGAATCAGCAAAACTAATTATAGCTCTTGTTTCTGGAAAATCTATTTTATATAAACTAACAAAATTTCGTATAGCAAATGATGCCATACGCTTCGCATTCACATTAGGACGAATACAAAATCTACGAAGCTCTTTGAGTTGTTTAGAACCAAATGATTGTTTTATTTCAGTGCTTACTTTTTTAAAAGTATTTTGTCTAGTGGTTCCACCAAATGTCGCTACACAAACAAGAATATTATTAATAAATCCACCATAGCATACAGAAATTGATCCAAGATTACCAAGATAGTGATATTGTGATAAAAATGAATGCGCGTCAGAATCATTTATACGTTTAAAAGACAAATCTTTAAGATATGGAATCTCAATAATAGATTCTGTCTCTCCTAAGATATGATATCCAAGAATCTTATTAATACGACCGATATGAAGTTCATGTTCCCAAATCCAAACTAAATGGTAATTAGTATTATTTTCGATAAAACTTGCTTTTGCTCTATCCTTCGGAGTTCCAGAATATCCATTTTTCTTAAAATCATGAAAATAATCTCCCTGACATTCGATAAGTAAATTTGCAGATGGTACATAAAAATCAAATGTATATATACGATCATCAATAATCGGTACAGAATAATTTCTAATATATTTAACTTTAAATTTATCCCTAAGAATTGATTCTACAATTCTTTCAGTAAGTGGGTTACTTAATTTATCCTGAACTGACGGAATTTCTAGAACTGATGCAACACCATACTTATTAAATATCGTTTCTTTATTCTTTTTATATTTACACAGTTTACACGTCTTCTTATACCCTCGTCTCACAAAATAATTAAATACTGTTTTAGTTGGGGCCTTACAAAAGCAACAAGGAACAATTATTGATTTGTGCGATCCAGAACTAAGATCATTTGGAGTATATCCAAATGATTGAAAAGTTTGATCTGCATAAACGAGTTGTTGATCAATACTCTTATTTTTATCAAGCCAAAATTCATGTTTATCTTGTACTAAATTCTGTGCAAAAAATGCGGCAGCTGTACCAGCGCATTTACCGCATATTATAGATTTTCGATCGTAATTTATATATTTTATCAATTTATTAAATTTCTTCTGACAAAAATCACAAATAACTTCTATCTGTTTATCAGATCCAGGTGATGAAATAGATATATTTATCATATTAATTTTTCTACAACGTTCCTCATTCACAAAATTAAAATATTCATGTTTATCTAGTATTAAATTTTGTTTACTAAATGCTGCAGCTATTGGTGAACAATTGAAACAACATGAATATTTCTCATTAGAGTGAAAAGATATTAATGTTGTTTCAAATTTAGATTTACAAAATTCACAAATAGCAACAATGTTTTTGCTGGTTTTTGCAAAAATATTTGGTATATATCCAAATCGATTTTTTGTTTCATCAATATCAATAAATTGAACAGGTGTACTACGTTTCTTACTCAACCAAAATTTATGTTTATCAACTTCATAATTTTGATGTAAAAATGCACGAGATACTCCGGTACATTTAATACAAGATACTGATCTTTTATTCCTATATAAATTTAAAAGTCGTACACTAAATGAATTTTTACAAAATTCACAAATAGCAATACATAATTTATGAGATCCAAAACTTAATTCATCTGGTGAATATCCAAACCTCTCTTTCGTAAGCTCATAACTTATAGCATTATGAATCATGAATCATAATACATTCATATTCATTATAATATTCGTGTGTTTGAAAATTTAGAATTTGCTTTAAGCTTAACTGTCCATCCTGCACCTGGAGTTCCAATAGTAACAACTGCATCTGGAATTACAATAGCAATATTGGTAAATGTAGTAAATGCTGAGGATGGAATAGTTTGAGAAATGCCCGTAAGATTTGTTAAAATTGCATAAGTAACATCAGGAGATACTGACGTAAAGACTGTCCCACCTAAAGTTGTATCGGTCGCAGCATGAGACGCTGAAGTCAAAGCAGGAGCAGCAACCGTAGTGGAAGCAATACGAGCTGAGGTTACATATCCCTTTTTAACAAGACCGGCAATAGTTCCGTTATCCAATGAAAGAAGAACCTGGTCGGTTGGAACCAAATCAATATATCCTTTTACGGAAACATCCGAAGGATTAACATACGGTACATATATCTTCTGCTTCGGATTTTGTGCAGTATGTTCAAAATTCCCCTGAGATCTATCGATCTTATCAATGAGAATTGAACGAACAAGTCGCTGCTGATTGACGACACGAACATACTGAACCGTCATGGGTGTCTCCTAAAATTTAATAGTTAATTAAAACGTCAGCAGATGGCCTCGTTCCGAAGAGTAAAATCTGCACTAATCTTGGTAGACGCGTTTAATCCTCTAAGAAAAACTTGACTAAATGTTGTATGAGTTGATATAAACATAGTATGTGATGTTGATAAAGGAGATATTCTAAATTCCGATCCTGTGGCTTCAAATGCTATATATAAATCTACTCCTCCATCATTTTGAATAACAGGATTAAAACATTGTTGTGGAAGATTTAATTCAAGTGATCCTGATATACTAGCAGCTGGCGGGACTGTCCCATTCAGTATTACTGCACGTTTAGGTTCTGTACTATATGGAAGAATTAAATGAATAGATTCATCTGCGCCAACTACACCGTTAAAATTAATTGGTGCTATACGCATCCATATCGGTTTTAAATCATCAATATGAAAATCAATAGGACTGAAAGTGATACGAGTCTTATCACGATATTGACTCATATCAAATCTATTATTTACAACAGATTTCGATTTATACCCGGTAGCTGGGACATTCGCAAATGTCCCAAAAACCGCATCAAAATTTGATGCAGCTTTCAGTATATATGATTTTACTCCATACCTAACAGGCCAATACATATCTACTAGCCCAAGGCGCCGAGTCGTAGAAATTGTTCGCATCTCTAATAAAAAGGAATAGAAGGGCTAGGTAAAAATTATTATCGATAAACTTTAATAGACTTATCCGCAGCTTTCTCTTTTTGAACCCTATCCTCAAATGTTTTTGCTGCCCCAGGTCCACGTTCCTTCAATATTTGATTTTGAGCTTCAGCCCAACTACCAGTCTCTTTTAAAGATCCATTAATAACAGCATTTGGTGTTATTTGTTTTCCTTCCCCATATCTATCACGTTGACGTCGAGCGGCTGCCTCCGATGCTTTTTCTCGCTGTTTCTTTATACGTTCACCTTTAGAAGGCCACGACCCAGATGGACCATCGCGTAAAACAATATTTGGAATACTTGGAATCCATTCATAATTACATATACTACCACATTTATCACAAATTGGATGATTTTCTTTAAATCCATTTATTGAATGATCTTCCTCTTGAAGATTATCACAAACAGTGCACCTATACCCATAAATTGGCATATTCTACCTTACAGTGTAAATTAATTAGTCTTTTTTAAATTAATTAAAAAGAAAATTAATTTAAAGTATGAACAGTATAATCACTACAAATGAAATAGCTATTAAAAAATTTGGAAAATTACGAATTGAAATTCCTCAAAATATAACATTTGGATCAAATAAGAAAGTCATTTGGATATGTGATTGCGGAAGAAAAACAACCACAAAAATAAATCTTGTTTTATCCGGTCAGTCTACATCATGTGGACAATGTAGTCAAATTACTGCAAATAAAATAATTTCTAAAAAATTTGGAAAATTACGAATTAAAATACCACAAGATATTTTTCCATGTTCCAACAAGAAAGTAGAATGGATATGTGATTGTGGAAAAGAAAAATTAATTCAAATAGATAACGTTATTTCAGGTAACACTACTTCTTGTGGACAGTGTAATCAGATTTCTGCTACAAATATTGCTATGAAAAAATTTGGTAAGTTAAGAATTAAAATTCCGCAAGATATTCTTCCAGGATCTCATAAGAAAATTGAATGGATTTGTGATTGCGGAAGAGAAATAAATTCAAAAATAAATCATGTTTTATCAAATAGATCAATGTCATGTGGGCAATGCAATTTAATATGCGCTAATGAAATAATTACTAGAAAATTTGGTAAATTGCAAATTAAGAATCCGCAGGATATTTTTCCTAGATCTGAAAAGAAAATATGGTGGGTATGTAATTGCGGACAAGAAAAATTAATTAAAATAACTGATGTAGTATGTGGAAATACTAAATCATGTGGTCAATGTAGTAAATTAATTAAAAATTGGTATATTCAGAATAGAGAACAAATTCGTTCTTTAAAATGTCCAATAAAACCAAAAGACTTTATTCTTGGTAAAATAACTCCGCTTGAAACAATAAAAAATGTTAATAATCCGTTCAAAGCTATCTGTCCAGCATGTAAATCTATTTACTATCCAAGATTGAGTGATATTAAACGAGGCTTATCACTTACCTGCGGATGCTCAACTCATCGTATTTCAATGCCATGTACAGAAATTACTGAATATATTAAATCTCTTGGGTGTGAAACAATTAATGAATTTAAAGTAAATAAACTGGCTTATGATATATTTGTCCCACAGAAGAATCTACTTATTGAATTTCAAGGTTCTAAGTGGCATTCATTTGAAAAAGTAAAAGAAAGGGACTTGAAAAAGAAACAAAATGCTATTCAAATGGGGTATCAATTTATGGAAATATTAGAGAAAGACTGGAAAACTAATAAAGTTGAAATTGAAAATATTATAAAAAATTATTTAAAATACTATTTCACTTGTTGTTCTTCATCACTATAATCATATGTAACTTCAGGCTCTTCTTCTTCTTCAGAAGGCTCTTCTTCCTCTTCAGAAGGCTCTTCTTCAACATACTCTTCAGATTTATCTTCTCTTTTTTCAAGAGGAGGTCCTTCAGCATATTCATTTTTGTCATAATCAAATAAAATATCTTCGCCCTCTGGACCTTCAATATAAATAGGAACTTCGTCGTAATCGTAAACTTGTTCTTGTTCCTGCTCTTCTGAAGATTCTCCGGTTTCTTCCTCAGTAGGTTCTTCAAAATTTATATCAATATCAATTTCTTCTGCTTTTTCAAGCGGTATTTGAACTGTCCCCTCTAAACGATCCCATTCTTTATCCACTTCTTCCAGTAGATCTGAATCGTCCATCTCCCAATTTTCATCAATAACTTCTTGAATAAAATGATCAAGACGTTTTAAAACTGCATATGCATGTTTACAAAGCCAATATTGACGTTCAGGATCTCGAACATCTGGTGGTGTAGCTCTTCCATATGGCTGACCAAGCATAAATTTATTTGTTTTTGCATTAAACTCTGGTCCATTATAACGCCAAAATGGACAATCACATGATAAAGCTACATCATCAATATCAGATAAAGCTGCACGTACAGTTTTAGCACCATTTCCTGCATCTACTGAAAATGTAAATATACGCGTTTTTTTATCATATGAAACTAATGAAACAGTGCAAGCATGTGCATTTTTCTTAATTTTATCAGGAGTATGTGGAATAACTATTTCAGGCTTAAGTGCCAACTTCATAATCATAACAGGATATGATTTTATTGATGAATGACGAACAGGAGATTCGTCTGTTCTATATGGATATTTTTGATATTGAGTTATATCAACATCTTCCATGAATGTTGTTTCTGTTGGAACCTGAATATTTTCATCATAATTATATTCTTGATGATGTGTTATTTCATCAGCACAATCTATATCAAAAATAGATCCTGGATCCGAAGATGGAATTGTTGGCTGATTATCATCATAAACAAAAGTTTTGGTTCCAAATAATTCTGCATCTTCAGTATCACCACCAGTCGGTATAGCTCCATCTGCATAATGCATAGATGCGACACGCGAAGCAATTTCTACGGATGTTGTTGCAGTTTCAAGCTTAATAGGAATAAGGAAAAGTGGTTTCAAATTATCAGGAATAGCCGCCGCAAATGATATTATATCATGATATATATCTTGACATTTGTAAGCATAAAGAGCGGATTCAGATAAGATAAAACCATCCGGAATTAAATCATTCATTTATTCTAAATATCATAATAAAAATGTATTTTATATATGATATTTTTAGCTAAAAATATCGCTACTAAAAAGTTTGGTAAATTACGAATTAAGACTCCACAGGATATTACATCTGGATCTCATAAGAAAGTTGAATGGATATGTGATTGTGGAAAAGAAAAATCAATACAAATAAAATTAGTTTTATCAGGTAATACTAAGTCATGTGGACAATGTAATTTAATAACAGCTTCAGAAATTATTACTAAAAAATTTGGTAAACTACAAATTAAGACACCACAAGATATTAAACCTGGATCTTATAAAAAGATCACTTGGATATGCAACTGCGGACGAGAAAAACTAATACCGATACACATAGTTTTATCAGGTGATACTAAATCGTGTGGACAATGTAATCAAATTTCTGCTAAAGAAATTGCTACCAGGAAATTTGGTAAATTACGAATTAAAATACCACAGGATATAACATCAGGATCTGCTAAGAAAATTAAATGGATATGCGATTGCGGACGAGAAAAACTAATTCAAATAAGTTGTGTACTATCGAATCAAACAACATCATGTGGACAATGTAATCTCATTTCTGCCGCAGAAATTGCTATTAAAAAATTTGGTAAATTACGAATTAAAACTCCTCAAGATATTCTTCCTGGATCCAATAAGAAAATTTGGTGGATTTGTGACTGTGGAAAAGAAAAATTAATATCGATATGTTATGTTATATATGGTGAATCTACTTCTTGTGGACATTGTAGTGAATTAGTCAAAAATTGGTATATTCAAAATAGAGAACATATTCGTTCGTTAAAATGTCCAATAGAACCAAAAGATTTTATCCCAGGAGGAATAATTCCATTAGAAACAATAAATAGATCTCATATATTATAGAAATATTAGAAAAAGACTGGATAAACAATAAATCTGAAATTGAAAATAATATGAAATTAAAATTATTCATCATATGAAAAAACTTTATTATCATCTAAAGTTTCCCATTTTTCTTCAAATTTACTAGTTCGTCGTGGAATTTGAAGACGAACATCTTCTAATACACGTTCAAGAGCATCAACTTTTTCCGGACGTAAAACTTGACGCATCTCTTCATAATCTATTTTATTAACTGCCATTCCTGCAGCTTGTAAAGCACGCTCGAGTTTTAAAATAATATTTGGAATAGCATAAATAATATCTCCAGCAACAGCATATAAATGATCTTTTTGTGGACTTCCATTAATAATTTCAAGTCCACGTACAATATATCCTTTCAATTGATCGCAACGTAAACGTGCGTCAGAAAGTTCCTCTTGAATATATATCGTTGCTCCAGCAGTCTTATAATGCATCATTATATATTAAAAATCATCAAAAACTTCTCGGCCCGAGATAGTCTCAGACCAAATATATTAATATTAGCTCTTAAATTGTTTCGGAAATTCCTTTTGTAATACCTTTCTCATTTGATCACCTTCAGCTGCATATAATGCTTCCAAGAATCTAGGTGATGCACCATGTTCATTAACACAAGCAAGTCGTTCAGAGAGTTTTCCTGAAAAAGACCAGTCCGAGGGAAAGTCTGGATCGAAAGCTCTTGCAATACGAACCCTCGGATCAATTTTAGCATCAATTTTGATATTGGGTGTAGATCTTGCCGAACGATTACTCGTATCTAATACCTGAATACCTTCAGTACTAGCAGACGCAGTATGACGAACTTTTCCAACAACTTTTCCTTCAGAAAAATTAATCATTTCCTCTTGATTACCAACAGTTGTCTTAATAGAAACACCTTCACGCTCAATCACATTTTTATTTGGAATAAATCCAGATCCTTCAAGTTCTTCAAGACGTTGTTTCACTTCTTTTGCTTCTTTAGAATATATATCAGTTGTAAGTTGTGCAGGTGTACGGACACGCCCAATTTCTACACCTTCCTGATCTTCAACGTCATTTACAATACTCATATTACCAGAAGTTCGACGATTATCTTGAGCAGTCATAATTTTAGGCTTAGCTGAATCTAAAGGAACATTAAGAACCTTATGACCAGTACTCTGTTGACGCCGATCAGAAACATTCATGACGGTTTCTTCATCCATGTTATCAGTATCTATGTGACCCTGGACACGTTGAACGCGTCCTAAATCACGATTAATTGATTGAGCTATTGCCCTATTTCGAACCGGAACAATTCTATTTGGACGAGAATTATCATTTGGATCATCAGTTATCCATCCACTCATAATAGCACTACGTAGTTGTAATGTATTTATTTCGGTACCACCATATTTAAGTATAGTACCATCATATTGAAGTTCATCACCTTCAGCGATCTGAATATCATCTTTACCGCCTATGTGCATTTTCATCTTCGCATAATATGTTTTAAACTCGCCGCGCTTCCATGTCTGTGTTTGCATGATGCAACTCCTTATTGCATCACAATACTTAAAAGAAAAAATTTTTATTATAAAAAGATTAAATATATTATTTCTTCATTTCGTCTAGTATTTCATCTAAATATCTATCAAATAATTCACGAATAATCGGAATAGGACCGATAAAATTAACATCATCAAATTTAAGATCTTGAGGTTCAATTCCATTCGAAATTTTTTCAATGAGTTTATCATTATCCATAAACCCAATAGTTATTTGAGATGGAGGATCCTCTCCATATAATTTAACATAATTTTCACCAGATCCAGAACAAAAATATATTGGTTTAAAAATATACTTTTCCTTAATCGAAGAATCTGGTGGATATCCAAATTTAAGCTGAAAGGCAATTTTCCAACGTTCATAAGATTTTTTAAGATTCGGAACAAGTGCTAAAACATATGATTTCGGACTTCGAAATCGAGTAGCAAAAGAAAACCACTCTCCTGGATGTTCTTCAGTCCACCACATTAAATGATTATAGACTTCATCAGCTTTTTCAATTACGAAAATCGGTATTGGAACATTATCTCTAATAATCCAAATGCATGCGTGAACATTTATGCTAGGTAATACATGTATTGATTCTTCAATGTCAGATCCGGGTTCTACTTTAAGTAGTGGAACATATGAGATAACCATATATTTCGAATCTACCATATCAAATATTACTAAATAATATTTAAAATTTACGAACTAATATAATCAGACAAATCAATACTACCACGAACTCCAGTTGCTAATTTAATAGCCCGCATTCTTGCGTCATCTACAGATAAATTAGCCTTAAGACGAAGCCACGTATATAAAGCTAACCAACATCCATCTGAATGATCAAAATAATGATGTGCATAAATTCCAGAAGATTCGGTTGCTGAAATCTTACCCATCGCTATCCGATTATCAGAAACTCCAATCCAATTTTGTTCGATGTTCAAATTGGAATTTTCAGATGTTAGCCAATTAATTAGACTACAGACAGCTTCAGCTTGAGACGCGGTAGGAACACAATACTTTCCGCCATCAGCCCATGGAGCATCAATAAAATCAGTCCATGGACTTAATTTTGATACATACTTAGGGTAATATGGATTTACAGTTTCAATACCAACTGATTTTAGATTATGCTCATTAGCATGCCAAAGAAAATCAGTTGCTAAATCTCCATGTTGATATATAATTCCATCAGCATCAACAATAAAATGAACTCCAAGTCCTTGACCATTTGGATTCGAAGCTGTCTTCGGTTTTAAAACCTTAACAGTATCTGACCAACTTCGAGTAACAGTTTCATGAATAATTACTTCTGTAACGTTACAGTTACGTATTTTATTTTGAAAATGATATACTGATGGATCTAAAAAATTCTTAACAATAACATCATCTGGTGGAGATAATTTATTTCCACCAACAACTATCATATTAGAATCAAACACATAAGGATTATCTGTAGATTCGGTCATTAGCATCTCCTTAAAGGACAATACTAATGACCGAATCTATTACAAATATTAATAAGCAGCAGTTACAACCCAATTAGCATCATCACTAGTGAATACCCAAGATTTCAAAGAACCCGAGAAACCCTGGGGTGCAGCAACACCATCGATAGTTTGACTACTAACTGTATCGACAGTAATTACATTTGAACTAACAGTCATATTTTTCACTATAACAGATTTACCAAGATTACCAACGGCTGTTGGAAGTATAACAGTAAATCCGCCTACAGATGGATCGCACTCAACAAGCTGCGAAATTGACATTGAAGATGGACCGGTGGCAAGAGTCGCAACTGAAGTGATATTTGCTGGGCCATCAGGACCGGTAGCCCCTTGAATTCCGGTGACTCCTTGAGGGCCAGTAGGACCGTCTGAAGGGCCAGTAGGACCCTGAATTCCTTGAGGACCAGTAACTCCCTGAGGACCAGTAACTCCATCAACTCCAGTAGCACCCTGAATCCCTTGAACTCCAGTGGCTCCCTGGATTCCTTGAACTCCAGTGGCCCCATCAGGGCCAGTAGGACCTTGAACTCCAGTGGCCCCATCAGGGCCAGTAGGACCTTGAACTCCAGTGGCCCCATCAGGGCCAGTAGGACCTTGAACTCCTTGAACTCCAGTGGCCCCATCAACTCCAGTGGCCCCATCAGGGCCAGTAGGACCTTGAATTCCTTGAACTCCAGTGGCCCCTTGAGGACCGACAGCACCAGTAGGACCACCCGCTGGACCAGTGGCTCCTTGAGGACCTTGTGGACCAGTGGCTCCCTGAAGATTAGGACCCGTTGCTCCTGTGCCCCATAACTGCTTCCAAAGAGTACCAAATGCACTAGTGCGAATATCTAGCAATGTTGCTTGTGCCATGTGAATTTCTCACCAATCCGGAGTTAACGAGCCAATTAACTTAGTTTAGCCAACCTTTATCAAAAAGGTGATGGCAAAAGGAGTTGGATTAGTGACAGTAACCTGGGTAAAAACATCATCATGTACGATGTCCATAACTCCTGTAGCATCAACCCAAGTATTACCATTCTGCTTTAGAACAGTAACTGTAGGTGCATAATTTAATCCATGGGTGATAGTTATACTACTACCTGGATTACCAGTTGCAGCTAATTGAATCGTGTCATTAACTGTTATATAATTCTTATCTCGAAACTTTTTTATGTCTCCGTAGTGAGCACTACGAAGTACTTCAGAAGTATCAGGTAAATACACAGATGCATGCGGAGTTCCAATCGGATCTAGATATTGATCCTCCCCGCGACGTCCTTCAGTTTGCGCTGAACGGAGGAACTTTAAATCTTTTAAATAGATGCGTTGAGTAGATACGTTAGTAACTTTCATCTTACCAAACTTTTTCTAATAAAAGCATAATTGTTCGTATAAAACTTTTTGATGTATACTATTATTATGACATGGTTATTTAGAGGAAAAAGAAATCATTTTTAGTTCCGAAAGGAGTCTAAAAATGATTACTACTCTTCCTGCAGTACAGCATAATTGTAAACACGCTCGACGCTTTATTTCCTATGGACCGAAAGCAAAACATACCGATAAGCGTATTGCTAATCGTAAATACCGTCGAATTTTAAACCGTATTACTAATACATTTATATATAACTCAGAACTTTTCTATAATGAAACATTCGATATTCCGTCATTATCTTCTTGGGATATCTATTAACTATCTCTCTGGAGGATAAAATTTCCGAGCTATAACTTCACCATTTGGTGAAACAAGCCATATTCCACCAGCTCGCATTTTATCAAGTTCCTTTTTATATGCTTTAGAAGCAAATGATGCTTTATCACTAGGGAATGTACTAAATGTACGTACGGATTTAAATGGACGTCCAGAATAACGATATATCACCCAAATACCACGTGCTTCATATTTATCACCAACATTAGTCCATCCGTTGAGTTCCATTATCCGGATAATACATTAAAATTTATGCATTTCCATTTATTGGAATTTGACGCTTTCGAAAATATTCAATAATACTATCTTTGGTCATCTGAAGTGGACTGCCAGATTTTTCAGATAAAGATCTGGCAAGTACATTTATTTCTGATATACCAACATAAGATGAATGATATGTATTAATCCACTGATGAAGAGCTTTAATGCTTGTAGTTGGAATTTGAAGCTTATGATTACGTTCAACAGATTGTGCGATAGCATTACTTCCAAAAGATTCACCAGTTTTAATATCTACAACATTCTCTTTCACATCAATTTCCACTAAAACTTCTCCAAGAAAATATTCATATTCATACCCAAAATTTACAATACCACCAGAACGTTCAAATAATCTGATTTCGAATCATGAAGCAATTTAATGCAAAATAGATCTATATTAAAATAATATATGAAAAAATCATCAAACGTATATTTTAATATGGATAAGAATGAGTATGAAATCATATCGAATCAATTAAAAGAAGCTGCAAAAAAATGGAATGGAGAAAGTCTCGAAACTTTTTTATCTGCACCAGCCGCAGATGCACTTGCTAAAGAAGCTAATACTACGTCATTTTTATTAGATATTATAGCAGAATCACTTGATATACGCAGTCTAATGCTTCAAGCTGCTACTAAACTTGAAGAAATAGCTAAAAAAGAATGCGAACCAAGTGCTCTTGATTTAATCAAGAGTGGACAGGATTGGGGCCGAATCCCTGTGCCACCAAAATTACTTCGCAGTATATGGAGAATTGGCGAAGCATTAGATCTTTTTCTTGGAAAACATATTCTTGGAGAAGAATTTGAAGCCGAAGCTATGGAAATGATGGAAATGGCTAGACAATGGGTACGATTTCACAAAGGTCTTGAATCAGGACAAGATGTTATCCAAATAGATGTATTACCACTTGAAGCTCAAGAAAAATTGCGTCAATTAAATATGACTAAAAAACCTGACATGAGCAATCCACCATTTTAATACCTTTTTATCGAAACGATATTAATTATATAAACAACTATATATAAATAAGTATTCACATTTAAGCTATTCGACGTCGTGTCGGAGTATATTCACGTTCAAAATTATTTCGCGATATGATAGTTTTGCAACTACTATTCACATGATGAAGTATCACTTGATCTTTATCAATAAAATGAATATACCAAGATGCATCACCTTTTTGATCACGAACAATACGCTTCTCTTCTAAATCAGCCATGTTTCACCTTTCGTGGATGTGACCATACCAAATAAAAAATTTATTAATCATAATTCATGTACATTAATACAAACAAATTCTCCTACTCCTGGAGAATTTTTGGTTTGATCCACGTCAAACCAAATATGACCATCAAAACCGATCGTCATGATCCCGGAAATTTGAAGTCTGTTTGAATTCGATAAATTTCGAAGTTTCGGATCAGCTTGAATAGCACGTGCCATTTTATAAGTAGATTCTAAACTAGTCCATTTAATTTCTAATGCTAAACAAGATACATCTTCCAGGTTGTCCCTGAAATAGGCAACAGAACACATATCTTCTGAAAGAACTGACATTGAAACAATAGTTGCCGAAAATACAGATTGAATCACAGATATAAATACACTAATAATGAAAAAATTTACGAAATAATATTATTCAGATATAGCTACAAGTACACATTTAAGATCTTGAGTTACGGAATTCAGATCTCTTGATTTCTCAATCTTAGCAGCAATACGTCGTAATGCATACATAACCTGTACAGGTGTTACACTAGATGTGGCTGGACGACCAATCGGTAAAACACGGTCAGCAATACGCTCAAGTTCGCCTACATTTAATCTCTCGGCGATAAATCCATCAAGACCCAAACGCTTAATGTCAACTTGATCAAGCATAAGCGACGGCAAGACATCACTCATATAAATATCAGCTTCTCGTCGCAATCCTTCTAGAAAAGCCTCAGTCGGTGCATTGGTGCGCTTCAGCCTAGGCTCTAAAAATCGTTGCACCAAAGCATCATGATGTTGATCAATATAATCAAGAACTGCTACTTCAATAGGTTCAGAAAGTCGGTCCAGAAATTCATTTGACGGACCTTCATACGCACGATGCCTCTTCATATCATATAAAACAAAAACAAAAATTTAACCATGAAGCCAATCATTAATATAAGCATCGAATTCGCTAGAAGTTCGCCATATCTCAGTATCTGGTCCCATCAGTGGTTTATCTTCTGATCCATGGAATGAATTTGACACTATAATAGCATTTCCACCAGGATCAGTTGAAAAATCAAGAAATACTTCCCCATCATTAGACATATCATCAGAAACAAGTTGTAATTCACGTAATGTAGCACTACCTATTATAGGCTCCAATTGATCCAGTTGACTCTTTGTTGGTTTAAAACCAATACATATACCAGTTATATCACCAAATTGAATCTCAGTTGCAGTTGATTCAGTTGATCTATCTAACGCTGCTAATACCTTTTGAATATCTTTAGCTACCAGACTCTTATCAGGATTCTTTGAGTTCTCAATTTTAGATGCAATATGTCGAAGTGCCTGAGCAGTCTGAGATGGCTTCATATTTAATAAACTACAATAAAAAACTATTCAGAAATAGCCACAAATCCATCATCAGTCTTGAACACTTTACACGAAGTATGAAGATTAACTATCCCAATGCATTCAGAATTTGGACGATCGATTTTACAGGGCTTCCATTTCTTAATAGAAGCTAGTTTCCAATTCTTACCATTAAACGAATAAGCATTTACTTTTGTTGAAATTGGTTGACTAACTTCATCTTCCAACTGAACATATAAAGAGTCACACATATCTAAAGATAGAGAACCATCAATACGACGTACCACCAATTCGGGTTTTGAACTCTCTAAAACAATAAACTTCCCTACAATTTGTTCTTCATCGGTATGTCTATGCTGTTCAATAATTTTTCCAACTAGGTCAATATCATCAAGAAGGAATATCTTACATTTAATTACATCACCATCTTCTAATGAAGATTTGACTGTTGCTACAAGTTTTTTTTCGCATGTTAACATTACCCTAAATACCGATTAAATTCTTCAAATGTTTAATTTGTGGATAAAGGTATTTCATGATTGTATCACGCGTATTCGTGGCACCACAAATATATGCACGCTCAGTATCTGAATTTATTGGTATCCCATCAGCATTAAGCCGTGAACGTATCGTGGTATTCTTATGAGGACCACCGAAGTCCGTACGAATAAATGATAAAATCAGCCTAAGTGTATCAATAATAGATACATTCGGTTTTTCATCAATACCAACACGTCGTCTATTGCTTGGCATATTAGATTTTACACTAAAAAATCTAAGCATAAATATATACAGTTATGAACCTAAAAACCAAATATGTGAATATACTGAGAACGACGTAAATGTTTAACTATACCGAATTTATATTGCATTTTATGACTTAGTCCAGCTTTTTTAAGAGCAAACATGAATGGCTCTATAAACGAAAATTTATGTGTATCAAATATATGAAGAGCAAGTACACCACCATAATTCAATAATTTAGCGCAAAGCATAGAGAATGGTTGCACAAAAGTTTCTTGCCATTCAGCAAAAGAACAATTAGGAACTACTCCGTTATAGTTTTCTGTATTAAAATACGGAGGGCCTGCCAAAATCATATCAAATTTATCATTACTATTTCTCATGTATTCAAGTGTATCACCATGAACTGCATTCATATGACACCCACCCATAAATTGACAATCTTCTAATATGCGACGAATAGCATTAACACTAGGTTCCTGAAGATCTATTCCGACATACTTTTTTACATATTTATTTAATGCACAAGCCAAAGCTCTACTACACCAACCTGCAAATGGATCTATTACTAATCTCGGTTTATACTTATTTAATAATGCCGCTGCACCTGACGGACGAAAATGACCTGGAGCTGATATCATTTCCATTACCCGCCTAAAAATAATATTACATGAGATTGGTTGATCTCTTGAAAGAGTGCTCATAATCGCTTTCCGAACAATATCACTATTTTTCCATGCTTCAACACATGAAATCTGTCCATAATGATTAGAAGTAAATCTATGAGGGCAGATTTCATCTAAGTAAGTCAGCCCATTTTGTTTAAACGGAAGAGAACCATCATCTTTTGGAAAGCACCTGCATAATTCTTCTTGAAGATCATTTAGATATAAATTAACTGGTTGATCAAGTTTGCGAATCGGTATATCTGATCCAACAACAAAATCAACAACTTCATCGACAAATTTTAATTTATCATCATCACTTAATAATTTATACTTTGAAGTTGGAAATCTATTAGACAGCAAATCTTCAGAATACGATAAATCATTTCGACAAGAAGGTGGTAGCTTTCGAGTCATTCGAGAGTGAATATATGGTTTTATTATTTCAAAAAATTTATCGCGAGATGAAGCTCCTCGAATTTTGAGAAGTTTAATATTTTTTCTATTAACATGATAGAATAATATATTAAATCTAATAGTTAAAGCCTCGCAAATTTCATCATAATTTGCTGCCGGAAAATACATAGCGATAGCTGGGTATCCAGAATCATATGTACCATCATCCATATACCAAACTGCCAAAGACAAATCACTTAAATTTTTAAAAATATCTATACTAGGATTTTTACAACCATCATAGCCAAATTTTTCTCGTAAAGATGGATCATAAAACTTCCGATACCAATCAGAAAGAGTGGATGTCCTTATTGAGGTATAAGAAACAAAATCAAATAACCTACCATCAACGTATTTACGAGTTTGACGAATAACTGGTTTCAAGCATATCAACTTCTCAGCACTCCATTTAGTATATTCACTGTCAGTAATTTTATGACCTACCTTAAAATACGCAGCTTTGTTATCAACTACAGAAATTAAACTTCCATCTCCCAATATATGTCCTATCATTACATCAATAGCTTCTTGAGAAATATCAATTGGAAGATAAATTAAAGAAGATCTATCTAAATTTAATTTACGAAATTTACTTTTAATAGTACCTATTCCTACACCATATTCTTCAGCAAGATCTCGATAAGAAACCCTATTCACAATAGCATGTTTGATTTTATCCTCATCAAGAGAATTTATACTCAATTTTCCATTGAGTATTCTTCTACTATCTTCCGACACCGTCGGTAGTCCAAGTTTAACTCTCAGATATCTTACGTAACTCGGTAAAAATCCAGTTAACTTAGATATCTGAACATCAGATTTAACTCCATCGTACAACTCTTTAATTCTGTTTAAATCATCAGAACCGGTATTCTTACTATTTTGATGCACTCCATTAATAGTAATAAATTTTTGTAAAACATCATATGAATATTTCGCACTACATTGTATACAATATCTACGAGAACAAGCTAAAGATGTGTCAATAAATTCAAATCCACACAGGTTACAGTGTTTATTCCGTCGAGGATTTTTTATCGCTATACTAGGATCAACATCATTTTTTGAAGATATCTTATTTATTCTACAAGAAATACATTCCTTAGAAGTTCTTCTAGGAGAATCATCATAATATTTATTTCCACAATTACAAACTTTTATTCTTCCTTTATGCTTTCTCTTATCATAAAATCTACCTTTAAACTCATCTGGAATATCAACTCCGTCAATTTGATCAACATAAATTCGTTTCATGTCGTTTCATGTCGTGAAACTTTACATTTATGATATTAAATTATCATATACTGCATATTAACATATTTATTAAAATTATATAATAATAAAATATATGATACAAATTATTAAGTTTTGCAACACAAAATATTAACTAAAAGAAGACCAAAGGAGAACCCATTATAATAATAGCTATTATTATAGCTCATGGTACAGAAAAAACAAAAGAAAAGTAAAGAAAATACTTCAAAGCCCAGGTCGTTAGGTTTAGTAACAATCTGGGCTTTGAATTTAACTCAATTAACGCTGAATAATAAGGCGAACTAACCCACGCGGGTTGTATGCGCCGATGCCGAGCTGTTCAAACATCGAAAAACCGATTGTGCGTTCCTCGCTGTTATCAGCCGAAAGAACGGTCAGCTCAGTTCTAACCGGAATCCGACCAAAGTGCTCAGGCTCGCAGCAAACGTAAACCACACCAGCTGGAACGAGACGGCTAACGATGAACTGGGCATTCCACCCAGTGGCCATCATGCCAGTCTTCCACAGAGTAGCCTGAGACTCGATATCAAGAACATCGCGTCCAAACTTCCTGATATCAGCGTAATCCCGTGCATGCATGAATACACGAGCAACGCGAAGGTCATGACCTTCGATCTCAGCAAACGCATCAGCTAAGATAGCAGGAGAAATCGGAGCAACGACAGGAATGTCTGGATTGGTGCCGCCGGGTAATGAATCGAACCCGTTGACAGCAATTGCATCCATAATGCTGAACACGCGGTCGTCTTCAGCAGCCTGAATTTGGGCCTTACCGAGGTCCTGCATACGCTTCAGGAGGTCATACCGACGCTCTTTGACTTGCGTAAGAGGAGCCTTTGGTAGAGCTGCAATCTCGAACAGTGGGAAGTGAACACGTCGTGGCTTGGCAACGGCGGTGATGCTCTCACCTTCTTCACCAATGACATAAGCCACAACCTCGGGATCCTTGTCATAAAGAGCAAGGGCACCATCCGGAATTTGTTCGACAAGGAAGGTCTTGCGACCAACGCTTGAATAGTCTCTCCGCTCGCGAAGCGGTTGAATCATCGAAGCAGCCAGGCGCTTACGGCCACCTGAATTTCCGATGTATTGATCGACTAGCTTCTCGCGAAGTGTGTTATCAACAACTTGTACGCCGAAGGGGTTCATTTTCCTGCTTCCTCCGATTAGAAGTAGAGCTCCACGAAAAGCTCTAGGTTAGTAGCGTCAGGGGGAGCGAGGAGGACACCCATTCGAGTGACATCCGGTTCAGCGGCAATATTACCAGCGCCAGATCCAGAAGTCCCAGCGGTAATCCACTGCGCTTCAAGTGAATCTTGCCACCTGTTGGTGAGATAACCATTGACTGATGCATAGAGGAAATCACCAATGGCATAATGCAAATCAGTGTCAGCACCGATCTGAATCTGTGTCTCGTAAAGCTTCACACCAACAGCGCCACCGCGAAGGAATGGCCCCTTGCCTGATGCCGGACCTGGAGTATTTTCAAACGAATTTCCTACGGCGTCGTTAATGAAAAGTCCTAGCGGACGAGTACCGGGAACGTATGCAGCAGGACTCCCTGGTTTAATCGCGCCACCAACCGTATTCGCCCCAATGTCAGGACGGGTAAAGGCCACTGATCCACTAAGAACGCCCTTCTTGACGTTCGGAGGAAGAGTAGTCGATGTATGCGTCGATGCGACGACATTTGGATTGCTCTGCGTAAAACTATCCGCTGATAGAACTGGGATACTATCCTTAACGAGCGAATAAAGAATACGCAGGGCGCTTGAGCTAAGGCGAAAATCGCCTGATGCTTGACCGCCGATGCCTGGTGTTATCATTTCCTTCTCCAGTCTCCGTTAGCCTTAGCTTCACTACGTACTAATGTCATTTCAGAAAGTGGATTCAGTCCAATTTCAATTGCGAATCCGTCCATCCCTAATTTCATCAGGACGTGTTTAGCCTCGAACTTCCGATTACTAGTTCCTAGTCTGCGTATCTTCTATTCATATCTCCCGAAATCTATATCCCTATTAGGTGAGTATAGATTACTGATTCAGTTAAGGACGATCCCAAAGTGCTGAGAGTGCATCCTCTGATTGTGAAGCTGGTCTGATTACCTGACCAATTTTCTTCACACCTTTTGCAGAAGCTGTGCGTCCTACAGTTTGATATCCGAGTTCACGCCTCTGTTGTTCCTGTTGTGCAGCCTGAATTTGACGCTGTGCTCTCACATCATCATCAACGAATAAATCATCAAGCGAGCTAACAGTTGCTGCTGTAACTGGAGCAGGTTCTTCATCATCATCGAATACGATATCTGAAGCAACTGCTGGAGCTTGTACAGGAACTTGTACAGGAGCTTGTACAGGAGCGGGAATACCTTGAGGATTGAATAGTGCAGCGAGATCATCTGGACAAGCTTCAGTCTGAAGAGCACCGTCCAACATAGCCATCTCAGCTGGACTTAAACCACAGGCATCTTGTTCCTGCTGGCCTTGCTGCTGCTGACCTTCCTGACCCTGCTGACCTTCCTGACCCTGCTGACCTTGTTGCTGCTGACCCTGTTGACCTTCCTGCTGGCCTTGTTGCTGTTGACCCTGTTGACCCTGTTGACCTTCCTGCTGGCCTTGTTGCTGCTGACCCTGTTGACCTTCCTGCTGACCAACAACAGAAGGAACAGCTTTTCCTTCTTCCTCGGCAGCTTCGCCTTTTTCCTGCTCTGCTACATGAATAGCAGTAGCAACATCATGAATGATAGATTTTAAAGTCAAATCATCAACCCGCATAAAATCTCGGGCAAGATTTTCAACTGTTTGCTCAGTTGCAACCATACCAAGAAGACGAACTGCTAATTTAGTACAAGCAAGTGCACGACGATGCTTTGCATCAGCCGGAAGTGCATCAGGACTTACAGCATTCATGCGCTTCATTGTCGCAATCATAACATGATCTGGAAGTGTCATTAAATCGCAGGAGGTCTGTTCAATAAGTTTTTCATCTGAGGTACGAAGAATAGCACGGGCAATTCGTTCAGCAGCTGAAGCTTTTCGTTCAGCAGCTAATTTGCCATTATCATATTTACCAGGTCCTCCCCAATGATCCGAATTCTTGTGCTTCCATGTATCATCACGAAATTCACCAAATCCGAGTTCATTTCGCTTAACATGGCCGCTTTCATATTCGGCATTAACCGACATCTTATCGGCAGCAACTGGAGTCTCAGCCCATGTATCTGGATCTCCTGATTCATAATCGGTAACCCCCGGCTGCGGGTGCTCCTGATTCATAGTATAAATGTCAGCTCGGCGCTGGGTTGCCGCCTGACGCATAGTCGAAGTACCTTTATCTAGCCAGGTGGTTCGCGTGCGCATGATGAATAAAGCCTCCTATGGGATTATTTTTTATCAACAGTTTAGTTATTAGCGATGGATGCAATTTGACCTTTATGAGCAAAGAACTTTTGTTCTGATGCAGTCAAATCACGACCCATACATACTTTGCAGGATGCAAAGTATGAAATTCTGGTTGGAAAATTATTAAGTGGTCCAACCTGCATGGCAACTTTATAGAGTTTAGATGAAAAACTACGACCATGTATATGATCCTCAATCCATGAAAGAACTACCAAATCTTGCGGAGTTAGATGGGCACGTTTAATAGCAGAAATGCCACCAATGTGGACTATTGTCCAAGCACGCGTAGCCCAACGTTGCAGACGTATTTTTCCAGGGAATTTATTTATTAATGCTTGATTAAATTCAGAAGCCCGAACTAAATTATCGTTTGGAGAACTTATATCAGCTGGAGCAATAGCTGGCGCAACAACACCAACATCTTCAGGCTTCGGAGCGAGCTTCTTTTCAAGGTTTTTAATTATCGTTTCTAATAGTTGCTCTTGCGCCTTTTCAATTAAATTATTTATTGAATTCTCTGTCCCTTCAGATGTCCCTTCAGATGTCCCTTCAGATAAATTATCTTGTACCTGTTCACCCTGACTATTCATATCAGTATCTTCCGAAGGATTAATAGGTATTTCAGAATCATCTTCTCCTTGTGCTTTTCGTATAGAAGCTGCCTTCTTAATACCATCTATTTCAGGAGTATTCTTACGAATGTCATAAACAACCTTTGCCTCATTTAATTTAGTAGCAACTTGCTCTTGATTCGGATTCAAAATATTACGACGTACTGCACCACGAAAAGCAGGACTACGTACCCAACTCGCTTCAATAAACTGATTTGAATTTGGTACTGAAACATGTCCTATCAATTCAGAAATTGGAGTTTCAATACCTTCTTCATCAGTAAATTTATTTCCTTTTCCGTCATATAAAATGCATGGACAAAGTTGAGCATCATCAGATGCAATGTTTCCACATTTTGTACAAATAGTAAAAAGTGATATACATCCCATCGACATTGACGCCATAGTACCTGATAAAATATCTGATACAAGTTGCTTATGCTTACGATCAGTAGCAACTAAGATATCAATATAACATGTCTTTCCAAGATCTCGAGCTATAGCATCAACAATAAATCCCTTTGATAATTCAGGAAGTTGAATATGTTCGCAATTGAACACTTGTACAGTACCATTAACTATGTATGAATGATCATCCTCAACCTCTAAGTTATAAACTTTGCCATCATAATTATCAGATTCAATTTTATTAATAAATGTTATTCTTTTACCATCTAAGAACTTTAAATCTCCAGCTGCAACACTTCTTTTTTGTTGCTTATGTAGCGTAGTATAATTACAAAGCTTTTTACTACTTTGAACATCAAAATGCAACAAATAAGCTTGATGCTGACATGTAATTATATGTTCTGATCCATCAGCAAATAAAATAGTATTTTTATCACCAACTTTTGAATCATGTTTTACGATAAATCCCGATAATCCAACACTAGATCCAAGATACTGAATTTGCTGTAATAATGATAATGAAACCGAACAAGCACGAAATCGTTGCGTAATTTTATGAATGTCAGCATCACCACTGACATATGCTCCGATCATATTTAATACATCGTCATGACTAGCAGAATTAATCCATTCAAGAGATAACTGTTTCTGATGAGCTAAAGCACCACATATATTATATAAAGCAAGCGCCATATCTGTATTGTGCACTTTAATATAAACACAATGATCAGAACACTTTGACATCTCTATTGACGGAACAGCTTTCGGATAACATGCGCGTACACAATCTAAAATTTGTTGTATTAAATCTTTCTCGTGAGCTCCAACTGTAAATATAGTTGTTCGTGGCTTATGATTACCATAAGCAAAACATCCTTCTGATAAATAAAATCCGATTAATTTAGCAAACCGTACACTATCACGCTCTTTGGATGAACCATTTCCTAATTTAGGAACAGGAGCAAATAGTATAGCTCGATGTTCAAGTTCAGAAGCCGAAACACGAGATATTTCTAATGACGAATCTTTGTTTCTGATTTTGCGACCACAGTCAACACAATATTTTCTTTCAATCCTCTTCAAATAGCTAGAAGGTCTTTTTATTGAATCAAGTTTAATACCGCATGATATACATGTAGTTCTATCTAATCTTGCAAATGGATGATTTGGTGTACAAACAATTGGCTGTTTATGATGACCAGCATAAATAAGCTTAACTTCACCTTGATAGTCACGTACATGTTTATGAACAACTTTTTTAGGTAAACCAGATCCACCTATTACTTCATCACCAACATTAATATCACTAATTTTACGTAAAGTACCATCAGACATAAGTATGTTAGTATCAGGCGTAAAACAATAGTTGTGGGCCCCAATAAATGTACGATAAGTTGATAAAAGCTGAGAACGTTCCCATGAATCGTTGTTGTTATTAATAATATCAAAACACTCTGGCTTAATACGAAAATCGGGCCAACGTACATCAATTTGAACACCCCGATTCAATACACGTCCTGTTTTAACACCCTTAGGCGCATAACAATCAACAGATGCAACTATTGTAGCATGCGACAATAAATATTGATTGGGATCACATTTTCTTAAAACTGTTTTTGCTATGCGGTGGATATGATCCTTCGGGACCGCACCTTCATGTTGATTACGTAATGAATCCATCCAGTATTCAAATTCAATACCAGGATTGGATACAATGGCACTTGCATAATGACGCCTAGACATTCTGTTAAGAATGAAGTATAGAAAATCTGGCGTTCTATAAATTAATGTATGGATAAATTATCTGCAGCTTTTAAACGAATAAATATTATAAAATAGAAATTATATTTACTAAAAGATGGGTATTATTCGGTGATATCAATTCAGGATTATGGCCTCGTATTACACTAAAATTTAATAGAAAAAAAAGAAAACTTTCCCTCTTACATATTATAGTATACCCAAAAAATTCAAATTAAAATATAGAAGCATAATTGAAGTTCATGGGAGAAAGCATCTTTTCCATACTTACGAATAGCATTTGAAAAATAGGTATTACCGGTACGCATATTCATAGCATCATAAATATGCCTATTCCATCTAAACATCATGGATTTCTTAGTCAAACCCAATATAACGACGTCCTGAATCAATATGTGTATGACAATAAATCGTCCATTTGGTAGCCATGTTCATGAAAGAACTCTACCAATAAAATAGCATGAAAATTTAAAGTCTAAGATCTCGTGGATGTATCGAGAATCCGCACGATCCACAAAGCATGACTCGTTGACCTGCTCGATAAACACGAGGTTTTAATATACCCCTACAACGTGGACAATATAAAATACCGGATGTCTTTTCTTTTTGTGTTACTCGATATCGACGTTTTGAATCTTTCCAATAAATAGCAAATCGACGCCCTGTTTCATATAAATTTGCGACTGTTCTACGAACAGTATCATCACCATATATATCAGATAAGGCATATGAAATTCGTTCATATGCCTCAATTTCATCTAAACCATAATGCGCTGCTTTACAAGCAGCTCTATACACTGGCATCGTTTGTAATTCAAATTGTTTCACAACACGTGAAGCTAATGAATTACGCCATTTCTCATCTGCTTTAGTTACAGCTGGATCATTAATATTACGAGAACCTTCCCAAGAAGAATATGATTGATCACAAGAAGATGGAATAAAATCTTCAGAGGTATCACGAATTAATTCAGATGCTCTTTCTTGTTCTTGACCCCATGGCCATTGTACTGATACTACACCAGTAGCAGTATTAGAATATAGAACACGCCCCACATACGGACTCATGAAGCGCCCGTTTAGTCCAGGCTTCCGGACTACATCGCCCGTATTGAAATCACGAGCGACGAGTTGATCATCTACAAAAGCAGTTCGGTATCCCATCTATCCTACTCCCGAGGAAGAGGAAAGATTAATTCAAGCCCATTGTTTTTCGGGAACCGAATTTGACTTAGGTAATGTCGATCCTTGCTTAGTGCTCTTGCCAGCTGGACCACGCGGCCATGAGGGTTGGCGCTTAACCGGATTGGCATGTTCACTAAGGTCACGAACAGCGAATTCATCGCGATCAGATACCGTTGATGTCTGATCTTGATCGTAGCTATCCATTGCCTTATTATTAAAGGACGCTGGAGTCCTATGCATATAGGACTCATCTGCATCACTCTGGATTACCTTATTTGGATTATCAAAGGTATCCATGAACTTTTCATCTGCATCCCGTTGAATAACTTTCGCAAACTTCGCTTGATGGCGCTCAAACGATTCCTTGCCGAAAGCGGCAATTTGGAATTTATCAGAAAAACCATCAATTTCTTTAACAAGACCGGCAATAATACTTTGATCAACTTTGCCCGTCTTTGCGAGCTCTTCGAGCCGATTCGCAGTATGATCGAGTGAAGTCAAAATCTTATTGGCTAGTTGCTTCTGCATGGGCATGATCGATCTCCGGGGCTTTATCCTGAAAAAGATTATAGAAATTGTATCGCACTCAATTACCAGTCAGAATCATCAACACTGATATCTGAGGCTTTCTTACCTTTACCCTTACCAAATGGAGGAGCTTTTTTACCGCCAAATGGGGGAGCTTTTTTACCAGGTGATGGCTTTTTGCCCTTATCCTTCGGATTCGGGTCCTTCTTATCATCATCTTCTGGCTTCTTCTTATCGCCTTGAGAAGTCTTCTTTTTCTTCGCTTTATCGACCTTCTTCTTAGCAGTTATAAGAAGAGACTTGAGTATCTCACGAGTTTCTGGAATTTCATGAACAAGTTTAACAAGTGTAGCAATATTAACTCGTATTGAAGCTGTCTTAGCTTTTGTGGCACTCTCCTGAACGATACCAATAAGTTCTTCAATACCCCGTATAAGATCTTCTGCCTGCTCGTCGGTGATTGCTGCTGGCTCCCCCATACTTTTGAGTGAATCTTCAACCTTTTTAACTTCAGGTTTAATTGAATTAATAAGTTTGACTACCTCCTCATCAGACATATCAGCAATTGATTCAAGTTCAATAGGATCAACATCAGCAGCTATACGACTAGAAGCTGCATGAACACAATTTAGAAGTTTGCCCAAAACTTCAGCAAGGTCTTCTCCATCTCGAACTTTCGTAATAAGATCAAGCTGTTTTTTAACTTCCGGAGCACTAAGCTTGCCACTCTGTTGTTCCTGCTGCCCTTGCTGCTCCTGGGCACATGGAGCCTGTTGATCTTGTTGCTGGGCACATGGAGCTTGTTGCTCTTGAGTAAAGAATTGCTGTCCCTGTTGTTGTTCAGCAGTTCTAATACCTTCCAAATTCTTCAATATACTAAAGGCGATTTTAGGATATGATTTCCTTAAACTATCAGCGATAGCAACAAGATTTTTATAATTTTGTGCAGTCATTGTTGAAGCCTTTTTCGCCTTTCCACCTACAAATGTTTCAGAAAACAAATCATCTTCTGATCCAGTAAGATTAACTAAAAGCATATTATACGTCTCAGGATCAATTTTTCCAGCGTATAAATTTGAATCAGCTGTTTGGATAGCTATATCCAAAGCAGCTCTGAACCTAGCATCAGGGGACCCTCCGTCCCATCCATATTTAATCCAATCACTATTCAATAATTCTTTAGCCGATGAAATAATAGAATCATAGCGTTCTTTACCAAAATATCGTTTATCAATAGAATGATATCCGGTATTTGTGGGTCCAGATGGGTGACCCTGTTGAAGTACACCATGATATTCAGCTGTACGAGCAGTCATATTTTCGGATCGAAATGCTTTATTAGAAGCTGCTATATTAGGAATGATCATAATCTTAAGTGCAATATCAGATAAATTATTTATAAATGATTTTTTACTCTTTAAATCTTTATCATCTACTTTCATACGTCTTCGTCTATTATCAAATTTTGGTCCACGTTTTGATTTATACTTTCTACATGGAGGAGGTTTCTTACTGATAAGTCTCTCCGTTTCTTCATCATCTTTTTCAGCAGGAGTTAATGACGTATCAGCGATATGCATATCTTAATATATTAGGATCATTAAGATTCTCTATCTTTATCAAAACGTCCTTCACCTCTAATTATAGTAAGACCAGAACTCTTAGCAAGTTTTTCTAAAACGTCTGTCTTTGTTGCTGCATCATCACCAGCCTTAGATAAAATAGCACGGACAAATTCATTATAATTTGCATCATTCGGTGTAAATAAATCGGTCTTTAATTGATCTAATGCCTCATCTGCATCAATATTTAATAACTCAAGAATAAATCTAATTGGTAAAGCTCCCTTTTGGAAAAGATTAAACATAAAGTCTTGAAGTTCTGTATTATCACGTAATGCCAATCGTGTAAATTGGAGTTTTGGATACAATAAAACTTTATTTCCGAATTCGTCTATTTCAAAGAAACCTTTCTTTTCAGCTACTGGTGCAAATAAATATTGTTCAACAAATTCTGCTATAGTTTCACGATATAATAGATACATTGTATTCATTACGTCTAAGTGAATACGTTCACCAGAATATGAAGATTCTCCCGTTAGCATGGATTCCGTAATGCGTAAACCTATAAATAATAATTTATTTGTGATGTCATATTCGGTACTTAAATCAAGTAAACGATCACGAGATCCAACTTCATCCCAATGAACTTCGAAGTTAGTAACAACAGTAAAATCAGGATCAATTATAGCTTGTTCAATTTGATCACGCAAAGCTTCAACATCAACTTCAGACATTTTATCCGCCCAAACAACCCGCTTCGGGGTCATAGCCCGTGAAGCAATGCTTGTTTGTGCCTGTCGAAGTTTGTCTTGATATGTAAGTGTACGTAAGCAATTATATGTATGTGTAAAATTAGCAAAGAAAGAATGATCTTCCGATACATTCATACTATATACTAAGCCATCATATTTTTGATTACTAATTGATTTAATAGGTAAATATAAATAATTATTATATATAATATGCTTCTTTCCAGAATCTGATCGTCTTTGAATATCTATACTATTTAATTTTACGGATCTGCCATCTTTAAGAACTAATAAATCGTTAGAACATCCGAATACTATAGAATACTGAGCTTTGGCGTCTGATATTTCTCCATTTGCTTGTTTAACTCTTCTTTTTTCTTTAAATCTTCTAGAAGGAGATAAACCAATGCCATAGGATAAAATTTGTAACTGATCAATAAGGTCTTTAGTTGTCATACAAATTGATGCATCAATATATTCTGATTGATTTTTATACTTACTAACCCATCCATCTGAATCAAATAACCCATTCAGTAGTCCTATTTTAAATCCCTCTGGTGCAGAAAATACCCATTCAGGTAAATGTTTATCTTTCTTATTATGACCAAAATTTCTGCCAAGCCAACGATTAAACCAATCTGTAGTTATACTAAACCTGTTTATTGTATTCTGATGGGATATTTCACCAATACTTAAACCAATATTGTTTATAATTTGTTGAATATACGCAACTGATTTAACACTATTTATAGTATTGCGACAATAACAAATACCAGATGGTCCATATAATGTAGGAGTTTTTCTATGTTCTATCCATCCATCTCCTAAGAAATATCCAATTAAATACCCAAATTCTTTTGTCAATTTAAGTTCTGACGGACATTCTTGTTCTTCAATTTTTTGATATAATTTCAAAGTATCTATTTTAGCTGGTCGGAAAAGACGTCCTTTGACTTTATACTTTGATCTTTCATTTATAACTATTGGAGTCTCATATCCAATAAAAGCAAGATCTCGTATAATGGCTCTGTAAACAGAATCTCCCATACCCATAAAAATAGCTCTAAAATCTTCTGAAACTAAAACAATCTCTTCCTTTAGAGAACTAATCCAATTTGCTACTTGTGATAATAAATTTGTCCGATTAGTTCTTTGTGGATTTTCATCCATCCATGAATGTCTCAGGATAAGTTTATCTCCTCTATACTCTGGACATATATCTACTGATCGAATATCTTTAGAATCACGATGTTCGTATGTCCATTTTTCCTCAGAAAAGAATTTATATAAATCTATTTTATCAATTGTATGATCTGATTTAATAGAAGGAGTTCTAATGAAATCATTATCTTTAATATCTTTAGCTAAAATCTGTACTTCTTGATTATCTCTTAATACTGATATTTTATGATCTGGAGTACATCGGATAGAATCATAAAGTTTATGAAAATTTAATTCAACAATATCACCTGAATATTGTCTTGATCCATATTCAAATTTTCTCCAATTCCCTGACCCGCCAAGTACCTCATCATATTCAGGATCAAGCGTCTCAATCGGGACTTGTAAGATCTGTCCATCACGGCGAACAGTAACTTCAGTTCCAGGAAGATGGCATCTTTCCAATAATGAAATACCACGGTCATCATATGCTGATTTCTTATGTGCTAAATGATAACAAAATGATGAACATAAAAAGTCATCATATGGACTAACATTAAGTGGAATAGGTTGGCCACTCAATAAGTTTTCACGAATTTGTTCAGGTATATCCTCAGCGATTTTTATTGCATCTGGATCGCTCTGTTCCATCGCCTTCATAACGACGTTTCTATCCTTCGTAGAAGGAATGAGCTCCATTTTAGCGCGATTAGTATATTGAAAAACCTCTAATTTTATCTGTTCTGGTGGAAGAATTTGTAGACGTTCCCAACCCCTATAATTTTTAGCTACATATTCACGAATATTTACTTGCTGTTCGGTTTCTGACTTTGGTGTGTATTTACGTTCCTTCTTACGAACAGCACGACCAGCATAATCTATTTCCCCAACCTCTTCCTCTTTAATATCATGTAAAAGACTCTCAGGGATATCCTCTGTCATATCATGATCTTCAGCAAAAATAAAAACATTTCCATGCAACCAATACTCATGTGTCGCATCATATAAGGTTTGAAATAATCTAACCCTATTACACATTTGTGTATAAAAATGTAAGATTTGTTTATTTTTAGCCGTATCCTTCCCTTTTGGAAGAGAAAGACGAATCTTTGACATTGGGACATCGGTGTGGAAGTCTATTGCCGCACCGACAATAGGATGTGTATTATGAGTGGCTAATCCATAAGCTATGTAACTCTTACCATCCCCATCACAATCAACTTCAAAATTATATACTGGACCTTCATATGAAATGGCCTCAAGTTCTTCAATTCGATGCAAAAAACCATATTCTGATTTAACTACATATACTCGAGTTGAACTAGCCGTATAACTACCAGAGACAAAATTAGCATATTTACTAAATACGTCATAATATCTACCAGGAAATGATACATAATGGACAGTTCCTGGTGGAAAGATGTGGCCATTTATATTTCTTTCAGGCTTGTCATACTTAGAGTTATGTGATGGGATTCTCAAACGCAGCAGCATATTGTGAACTTGAGAAGCCAAATCCTCACTCATAGTATCAATAGTATATGAATTATCAGTAAAACACCCATCCCCATTCCAGTATGCTCCGAGGAATTCAAGCATCTGCTCGGAATTAGCATGAACTATATCTTCATGAAGGTGTTTTTCATGAGAACCACAACCGACATATTTATTACAAAATTTTGCAAACCCAACCCCGTCACATACAACCTTTGTTGTATGTCTCACTTCATCAGTATAAATACGAGCTTTTTTACCAAAGGCCCTGAAATACATATCCTGTATTTCCACGGCAATAGTTGTAGCTTCATCCAGTGACAGTGAAAATTCAACCCCCCGAACTACACCGGCGCTACGATATGCAAACGATCCCTCAGCTGCATAATAACCAAGAAGACGTAGCTTGTCGCGTGACAAGCCGCAATCTTTAGATCCACCCATCCATGGAGCTACAATATAGTCTCCAACTTGGAGATCCTTGACATAAATATATTCAGGCTTTATGAATGCAGTATCAAAGCATTTTGTTCTACAACAAATAGAATTTTCACCTGACTTGCAAGCATCTGGAACCCAACGACAATCAACATCTTCCGCATGTAACACATAGAATGGGTGGTTACCAGTCGCAAAAATCTCTGATTGAACACCACGAACCTTCATCCGAACAATATTATCAGATATGTCGCACTTAAATAACTTGGAAACTTTTACTTGTTCCCCAAGTCCGTTAGGAACTGAGTCACCAACCGTTATCTCTTCTATAGGAACCGTCGTTCCATCCCACGTAGTAACCGGAGCCCCCGGTGGAAAACAAGTATACCAAAAACGAAATAATTCACGCTTCTCTCGATCAGATTGAGGAAGTTCTAAGAAGTCTGTGGATAATTGTGGACTGTAAAAATTAGAATCCGCATCACGAATTGATGCAGATGAATTGCCGAAATCATTATTAAAAGCAGCAATTCTAATGGATTGAGATGCTTCTCGTCTTGCAAGTTTTTCAAGCTTAGTAAGTCTACTACGTTTACGCGGCTGCGTATCAACCGTAGCAACAGGCATTGCTTGAACTTCTGGTTGGATTGCGACCTTTTTCTTCATGGTCTAAACAATCATATTTCGCAAAAAGCGTATCATTCTCTGGTTAGATTCGGGTCCATAACGGCCTGACGAATATCTCCCATGGTCAATGTTTGTGTTCGAGTAGTATCTCGAACAAGACTAGAAAGTCGGTTGTTTATACCAGTTACAACAGTAAGAACAGATCTAATATGTAATTTCTGAGCTACCATCCCATATTTAGTATATGGTGATCGATTACATATATCCAAAAAATTTTTATAAAGTGAAAGAGCTTCCCTTAAAATAGATGACGCCGCATGAATCTTTTTACGAGCAGCCTCATATAGTATTATTGCGTCATTCAAATCTCTTTCTCGCTCTCGAATTTCCCTATCAGTTAGTTTAAGAATTTCAGTTTTCTCCCTTAGTTTAGATAATTTATCTGAAATTGAAGTCATAACAAACATTACCTACAGTTAGTTGTATTGAAAATACTTCGATAGTTTATAAATGCTTCTAATATATCTTCAAGAATTTTAGCATTCTTCATATCACCTGCCATAATTCCTTCCCAAGTCCCACCACGATTCATATAAATATTAAAAATAACAACAAATTCATCTGAGGATATTTTTTCATCCTCTCCATATATATGATCCATCATTTGACGGGTTATTTTATATGCAGTTGTATCTTTTATACCAGCGCGTTCCACAATATTATTTTTTAGTGGAAGTTCAGCGATTCCGGGGTATCATTCTTTCACGAATAACCCCATGTATTTTATTCCGCATCCGATGATAACTATTATACCCAGCAAATGATCGGGCTAATGAAATTTCATTCCCGTTTTTAGCACCAGAAACTAAAGCAGATGGATTTAAGCATAAATATTCTGATGCCAATAAAACTGATCGAGCAATAGCATCTGATTGATCATCATGTTTACCTGCTATTTTCGGTGCTTCTACAATAGTTATATTTTTACCACCAGATGTTGCCTGCAATTCAAGAATTTCTTCAATAATTGGAGAATGTTTAACTCCTGATTCACCACCTTCTGGTAATGGCCAATCATAAAGTCTAAGCTGTTGATTTAGCATAAACATTCGAAATGTGTTATACATTTGTGAAGAATCTGAAGTAAAGAAATTTCGCATTTCAAATTGCTTCAAGTTATGTTTATGCAATACCTGTTCGAAAACAGGACCAGCCCATTGATCAAAAACTCCTTTATGAATATAAAATCTACGGGATAAAGCAAAAAACCATTCAGCAATTGATTCCATATCAAGACGTTTAACATCTTGCAATTTCAAACAATATGGAATAACTGGCGTACTTAGATGCGGATTACTCTCCTTCCACGATTTTTTCGGATACCAAATTTCATGGTATACTAATTCAATTTTTCCCTCATTTATACGAGTTAATACGATACTTGTTCCGTCATTAACTAAACCAAAGTCAACACCAGCAAAATGTATTTCTCGAGGGTTACCACGTAATTTTGGACGTAAAACTGGATCAATACAATCAGTTAAATCTTTAGCATCTTCAATCCAACCACGAACACGATCTGAAAATTCTGCTCCATGTTCAGTCATAAAAGCACGTGGATCTTTAAAATATTCTTTTTCATAATAACTACGATCAAGCGTCGGGTTTACCTCCCATGTCGGCGCCTGAATCATTAACATGTCTGAAGATCCTCTATCTCTAGACATGGCCATTTGATACTGCTGATATAAAAAGCCCTCACGTGCATCAGGTGAAGAAATAAGAATCATTCGACCTTCTGACGGCCCGATCGGTTTCTGACGATTTTTAACATCTTTAGGTGAAAACTGAGCAAGGGACGGATTCATTGCCCTATATATTTGACGTGCTGACGAATTGTGATTAGTTATGCCAGCTGCAACAAATTGATTTCCACACGGAACATAAATATCATAAACATGATCCTCACATTCGCTAATACTAATAATCGGATCCCAAAAATAATGAGTATTACATATATGTTTTAAACAATGAATATCTTTATTGTCAATACCAAGAATATTAATAAATTTTATAAATTTATTAATATTATCATAACATGAATTACTTAATTTTTTAGGATCTAAAGCTAAACCAAGTATTCTATATGTACGTGTTCTATTATTAGTTAACCTTGGAATAGAAGAAAGTATTCTATGGAATCGTTTATTTTGATTAGGAACAGAATCAGATGCTTCTCGACCATTCAATAAACCACGCAAAAGCTGATTATTCTTTCTATTAGTAATGAATCCAATATATTTAGCAAATCTTTTTCTTGATTCAAAACCACGAACTCTTAATATATATTTATCTGGTCTATATTTAACTGATGAAACTATTCCAAAATTAAGTAAAATGTATTGAACTTCATGGGCTAATTGATTACTAACAGTACAAAAACTAATAGTACCACCATCATGTTCACATCCACCATCAGTTTCAAATAAACCAGATAAAAAAGCCGCTACAACAGATCGTGGACTTTGTAAAATTGACCACGGTATGTGTTTTGAACGGGGTTTAGAATAATCGTAACCAAGTTTATATAAAAATGTACGAAGAGGTCTTGAATTAACTGTTATATCCCAAAGAAATAATAAACATGTAGATCTATCATTTATTTTTCTATGAATTTTGTGTCTTCCAAATAATTTATCAAAGAAACACTCAAGATACTCTCTAAATTCCTCACAACCACCAGTAACCTGAATACCATCATATCTAGTCCAAGATCCATCTCCAACTAAAATACCAAGCAATCTTCCATAATCTTCATTCAAAATAACTGGTAAATTAATAAATCCACGTCCATATATATCAACATTATCTAAATCAGTTTTATACCATCTTATGGTTTCATTAGATATAGGAGAACATAATTTATACTTTAATTTCCATTTACGAACAATAGAATCAAGTCTAGATTTACGAAGTCCAAATCGTTTAGCAACAGTTTTCTTATTGATATCTACATATGATTCTATTGTCTTTATCCAAGAAGAAAAATTTTCTAATTCATGAAAATAAGGTTTCACTCCACATAATAAACAGTCATGTATATATTCTAATGTATTTACATATTTACTAGTCCATAAATATGTTTCTCTATGTATACCAACAAAATCTCCAATTTTAAGTTCATCCAATCTCTTCCAAATAATACATCCATCATTAGACATAACACGAATACGATGATTAAAAGTACCACCAAGTTCATATCCACATTTAGTAATTATATTTTTTACTGGCTTAATACCATTTATAAAAAATTTTGAAGAAAAATTATGTGAATTTACACCCTCTTGAGCAATTCTATGAATACAATTCTGTTCTTCAAATCCATTCAAATCTCCCAATTTCTCTATAGGTAATAATCCTTGTTCAGTTAATACAAGCGTACCCTTCTTTAAGCATCTACCATTATCAATAAAGAAGGCAATCTCATCAAGAATAGCACAAATTACACCACGACCACGTAAGCCCTTAGCAATAGAACTCTTGAATGAGGCAACAAGTGTCGAATTATGATTAGTAAACCCCTGAGATATAAATGATTCTCCATTTGGAACTGATAAATCATAAACTCTATTAGTAGAATTAGTAATACACTTGACCTTATCAAAGTAATATTTTGATTTAATGATTGCTTCTAATTCCACTAATAAATTAAATGGCACTTTAGCATCATTTGCTATAGAAATACATAATTTCAAATTATCATATGAAATTCCACCATGACGCTTTTTACTAAGAGCATCACCAGATACTTTAATAAATTGTGTTTTATAATTACATCCATGTATATTATCAAGTATTATAGACAATAAATTATATAGTCCATATATAACTTCTCTGTTTTTATATAATTTAACCTTATTAAGTCGTGAATTTTTTCTGTTAGTAATGAATCGAATATCACTTCTGAATATTTCATGAGATTTAATTCCAATTAAATTAACATCATAATAATAACGTTTATAAATTTTATTAAATTTTGCATGTAAATTAGATACTATTCCAAAATTTAATAAAAGTAATTGTACTTCCATAGCAAGCTTTTTTGAAGCAGTGGTGAATGATACTTTTTTACCATCTCTAGTTACTGTTCCATCAGTTTCAAATAAACCACGTAAGTATGCAGCAACTACTGATTTTGGAGATCGTAATATTGAATAAGGGACATGTTTATTTTTAGGTATAGCATTCCCATATCCGAGACTGTTCACGAATCTACAAAGTGGTTTAGAAAATATACGAATAGTCCACGGATATTCAGGACCATTTGAATGTGAAGATCTTTGATCTATAAATGAATAATGACCAAATTTGCGAATAAATAAATCACATACATATTTACAAAATTCAGAACAACCACCAGTAATTTCAATACCAGATTTCTTATTCCATGTACCATCACCAGTTAAAATCCCTAAAAGTTCTCCCCATTCTTCATCAAGGTATTCAGGTAAATCTATTTTTCTTTTATTTAATTTATTAATTGCATTAATTTTTAATTCATTAAAATCAATATCTGTTGGTAACCAGCGAATATTTGAACCGCATCCAAATTTTGGTGATTTAACTCTCTCTTTAAATTTATATCCACATTCATCAAAATAATTAAATAAATCACGTAATGAACCACGTATACCTAAATTAGATTTAAGTTCTTGTATTGTCATAATGACAGGATTAGTAAGACTTCTAATCCAAGAAATAAACTTTAATGCCTTTTGTAGATATACATGATTATATTGATTTAATGATTCTATAGCTAAATTATGTGTATCTACATATTTTTCAGACCATAAATTTGTAGTCTTATTTATACAAATCTGATCACCGAGTTTTATATCACTTAAAAACTTCCATCTAATACCAAATTCAGATAACACTTTAACACGATGAGTATATGTACCATTGATCTCATATCCATGAGTTGTAGTAATAATTTTTGTTAATTGATTACCACCATTATAAAAATATTTAGCTTGTGACCTAACAGATTCACCTTCTTGAGCAATTGTAATATTTATAGGCTGCAATTCTGTACCATTTGGATTCCCAAGTTCTTCTATTGGTATTAATCCATTTGATGTAAGAACTAAAGACCCCTCACATATACATTTTCCTCCATTACCAAATTTTTTGCGATCATTTTCAGTACGAAATCGCATGAAGGTTTGAGTACTATTAGCAATAGCACCTTTAAAATAATCAACTGCTTCAACATGTGCTTGCATATCACCATAAACAATAGATGCCTGATCCTTATCATTAGCAATACAAAATATTCTTATTTCAGACCCAGACGGCATACCGTAGTATGCTTGCGGATGACCACGACAAATTAATTTATACAATTCATATGCAGCAATTATAGCAGACAAGGAACTTTTTCCACTTCGTCGTCCCAAAATCAATATTAATTCATGACGCTCCATATTATCTTGTTCACGTATATTGCATCTTCCATGATCGTATAAATATCGAAGATACTCAACTTCAGTAAATTCATATAGAACCTTTTCATTAAGTTTATCTTTAATTATAATATTTTTCTCAGTATCATCAAGTTTAATATTATAATATAATTTAATTATAAATTTCTGAACTGGATATAATCCGTATGGAAAAAGTTTAAATCTCTCTACAAAAGATACTATATCAAGAAAATCAACATCACCCTCAGCACGACCAGAATCTTCTGTTAATTTTAAACGCTTACCATGAAGAAATGTATCAATTGTCCCAGTAAGTTGACTCTTATAAGTAGGTTCTTTTATAGGCATATCATTTCCATCATATATTTATAATCAATTTTTCCCAATCAACCATATCTGCTTTCATAGTATTAAAAACAAGATTTATTTCATGATCTCCAAGACCAGATTTTTGCATAGCCTCATATACAAATTCCATCCATAACTTCAATATTGACTGAAATCGTGGAGATCGAAGATCAAGTTGTTCAGCTCGAAGATTTTCTGATCGTTTAATTAAAATTTCAGAAAGTTGGCGCAATGATCCTATACGTGAAATCGTATGATTAGTCGCATTTCTACCTTCTTTAATCGCTTTATCACGTTCATATTTTAAATTAGATATTTCTTCAACAATTTCTCTAAGAGTAACCGTAATCATCTCACGAGTATCAGCACCCCGTTCAACTGCTTGAACTATTGGCTGTTTTCGAACAAACTCCTCTCTTATTTTAATATTTCTATCAATTGCTTGCGGATCAATAAGTTCAGGAGTAGGAATTAAACCACCCTGATCAGCAATATATGGTGCTCCGAGTTCACCAGCAGATACCTTCTTACCATCTGGGAAAGTTAAAACTTTCCCAGAAGTATTATTATCATCATCCTTATCGTCCATTTAGGACGACCTTACCACATGAATTAATCTAAATTATTCCCAGGGATAATCATTTCTGGCGAAGACCTAACATTTCCTAGATCCACAGAAAGTTCATTTTTGAGTTCATACTTCTCTACTGGATTCTCGACAGGAATTTGAATAACAGGTAATTTTTTACGAGCTTCAATATTAGCTACACGTACTTGTGTCGGAACTTGACGAATCATCTCTTTAGAGTATTTTGAACACCATCCAGGATGTGTCTGCAGGATACATCCAGTACAACTATTACTTGCTAAAAGATATGGAGCACCTTGCTTACGAAAATATTCAGAACCCTCAACACAACCACGGCCATAATCCTGATAAGCGGTTGGATCAATAAAATAATGTCCTTGAATGCCATCATCTACTGATGCTTTACGACCAATTTCTGGAACTTGTCGAAGATCATTCAATGAATAACGTTGCAATAATGCTGCTTTAAGTTTGTATCCAAACAAACCTTTATTCATTAAATGAGAAAGAGTACGACGGATTTCTTCAGGATCCATCGTAGCTTTCTCAAATTCTCGACCAGGTTCTCCATAATGAGGTTTAATAACTGCGCCGGCATAAACTGATTCCTCTTTCGTAACTGGACGGAAAAGATTTACTTGAGCAGTAAGACGTGTCCAATCTGCATTATCCTTAACATTTTTAATAACCATTTGAGCTGCAGTTCGTTCTATATATCCACTTCCAACTGAACGAATAAGTGATCGCACAAAAGTACGTTTGTTAGCAGCAGGTCTAAACTGAACAATAGTAGAAATTCGTGATATTTCTGCGCATGCTCCATCAGGAAGATTTTTGCAGTGTAAACATGAAGATGATCGACGAACTATAAAATCAGGAACAACACCAATTCCATCATTACGCGAAGTTATGAAATTATCATTGCGACTCTTAATTAGACTAAGTGTTTGACGACAACCACCAAGTGCATCCATATCAAGATATGTATGACCAAGCAAACCATATTCAGATGCAAGAGATGAAAGCTTCGCATCATTAGAACTAACTAGAATAGCTACATCATTATTACCTAACATCATACGCCGTGCATATTTCATATATTCAGGTGATGGCATCGACTCAATTTCAAATGCCGCTTGCCTACGAGCCCAGAATGCAACCATATCTGCATTCGTAACTTTAGGTTGAATTACCAGCTGCTGCGTTTGAATACGTTGAATACCATCCGGATGTGAAACAACCGGTGATCTCAAAAAGGCAGAACGAAGTCTTTCTTTCCATTCTCTTTCCGAAAGAGGTAATTGATGCTCGCCTATTCCAGAAATATCAACTGGACGTTTTTCAGATGATAAAATATCAGCATAGTGTTCCACGAGTTTTGCGTATGGAATTTCATCAACAAGTTGTTTACTATCTAATGAAGAACAAAAACCACCCTTATTACATACACAATCTACACATTGATCCTTCGCCAAAACAAATAATGCACGTTTACCATATGTACGGGCATATTTTTGTTCATTTATATTAGTTGCACAATGCGGAAAATGTTCCGAGTTAATATAAGCATTTCCGAGTAAGCCTCTCTCGTACAAAACTTCATTTATAGCAGATGTAGCACAATGAATATCACCAGGAGAATATTCAAGTGCTAAACGTTTACGAATCTCTTCTACAGGGAGACCCGCCATTACCATTCGCGCTGTTCTATTACGAATAGGAACAGACATGTCAATAGGTGATACTTGTGTATCTATTGGATTTCGATTAACAATTGTATGTGGTTTAAGTGGGATAATTCCAGGCACACCATCGTCATCCCGAGCGAGCGCCTTCTGAAGATCAGGAATAATATCTAAATTTTGCTTAGGAAGTGTCTCAGCACGTCGATACTCCTCCTCATTAACCATGAGCCAGGATAAATCTGACACTCCTTGATTATGTAAAATACTCGTTATATCCCCAAGATTATTACTGAGATTCATGCTCTTATCAGACATGGTACCTCCGAGCTGCCTTTTCATAAAAACATGCAGCCAAGGAGACTTTCGCCGCACAGGTTCTAAGTGTTCGAACTATATCAGGATTATGCCTATATAAAACTGCAAGGTCTATAATTTTATCAACAACAGAATCAAGATTCGTAGATTCAATTGAAGCTTTTTTCATAACTGGAAATTCATCAAGTACATCCTTAACATAAATAGAATGTCTCAGTTTTAAGCATCGAATCATATCTGATGCTAAAAATTGAGGATGGCCAAGAGTCTGGAGATAGGCAAGAACATGTCTACGCGTCAAGTCTTTCTTACCAAATTTCTTTAAAAATCCCGTTGTCAACTCATCAACGAGTTTTATATTTGTGGCCAGTCTAGTCATGCTTATTCCTCCGGAAGCCATAACACGGCCACCGTCATCATTTTCACTGCTAGGAAAATCTGCATTTTCCGATAATTCTGTTGCAGGAAATCCATACGGTCCAGTAACATCTTCAAGAACATGTCCAGACCATGCATTACCAAGAGCACCTAATTCATTCTCCATATTAATATTATTTTTTGTGACTCCTGGCAGTGATTTTTTATCATTTGAAGCCCAAGCACCAGAATCCTCGTCAGCCCAAACATCACTAATATCAATACCAATATTCATATGATCATAATAATCAGAACGAGAAGAAGGATTATCTGCGTCATTCGGTAACTTTGAATCAGCAACTGTCTGAATTGTATCATCTTGAAGACGACGACTAGGCGATGGTCTATCAAAATCACCCGGAAGTCCCGCTGAAGCAGTTTCATCGTCTAAATCATATTCATATTCATGTTCATTATCATGAATACATGAAGAAAATGTCTGAGGATAACTTAACAGTCTATCAGGACCAAATGGATCTTCTGGACCACCACCATCAGGTAATGATGGTCCATTCGGTAATGCCTCAGATTTTAAGTCTTCATCATCCTCACCGTGATACCATTTTGATACTGGAACATTATACATCCCTATCCCAAAGTCTGAAACAGCTTTATCATCAGCATTTTCAGTAGGAAGAGAAGTAGCAAACATTAAAAATTGACTCCCCACAAAAATGATGTATTGTATCGATCAGAATCTAATGGACCCTCAGGAGGATCAGGATCACTATGATCACGCATCCATTCAATATCTTCATTAGTTAAACCACGATCATAATAATTTAAATTTTTTTCATTACGGCTACCGGGCAACCATGAATAATTTTGACGAGCAACACGTGTTCCTATATTTAACACACTATTATCACCATCAGTTGGATCCATATATGGACTAACCCCATCTTGAACTTCACTTTCAAGAAGCGAATCAGATTCATTTACTCCAGAAGAAAGACCCAATCCAACTAAATCATCAGACGACCATTCATTACCATCATTTGGATCACCTTCACCAGGACCAATATGATCAATACGCGGCCCTGGAAGAGTCTCAGTAGGAATTGATGATGAAGAAAGACGAAAATCACAATTTGGACAAGATGGAACAATAATGTCATTTTCCATAGCATTATGACAATGACATTGCGCAACTATTGACGAACAACCATCACATACGATTCGATAACATCCATGTGAAGATGTTCTAATATCATTATTCTTACCAGTTAAACGTTGTATTGCTCGATGAAAAGCTGTAGCATATGATCCATGATCAGGTGAAACTGTATGCATAACAATTTCAGATTCTGTTTTTCCTAATGGTTGTTCACTTGCATCCGTTGGAAGCATCGATCCTGGTTCGTCTTTTTTAACTTTCCTTTTTGCTCCATAATCTGGACGATCCTGAATCGGGTTTTGCAATGTGTTGGTTAATTCAGTGGATGCAGTCTGTGTCTGACTAGAATTATCTTCATCCTCTTCCGATTCTTCATATTCAGATCCAGATCCTTTAAAATTCGGATTAAAATCGTCTGGATCTGGATTTTCTACCGGAACATCATATTCACTAGTATCCTCAGGGGCAACATCAGCATATGCCTGTTCGACAACTTGTTCAGGATTAGCTTTTACCTGTTCGGCATCCTGAATAAGATCACCAGTCACTTGATTCTTAGGAATTTCCTTCCAATGATTAGCATTTAATTCATCTTGAACTGTATCAGAAAATGAACTGAGAACTTCAGCTACTTGTGAAAGTCCAGTCCGCATATCCTTCACGGCTTGAATATATCCACGTCCACCAAGAAGACCATCAGGACTAAAACTTGATGAATTCATCTTAGAAAAAACACGATATGCAGCCATAGCGTAACTGTGAGCACGTTGCGAAGCCCATAATACTTTTGCTAGATTTCGCATTGAATCTTGAGACCATTCAAATCCCGGCGCACGAATATCACGCCGTAATGGTCCTTGATCGCGGATAAACTCAATTTTCCCACCAGTACGTATATTGTGGGAATAAGTCTGTGATATCCTACATGCTATTTCATATATAAGATTTTCTTTCATGCTACTTTTTTCTCCAACGCATGAACACATACACCATGTCTCATTTTACTATAATTACAATTTGCACATAACAATTGAAAACATGCATAATCAATTTTTTTATTTAAAATTTTCCTACATAAAATAGCACCAGTCCTGTGTAACTTACGATGTACATTTCCATCATTATAAATATGATCAATATTTAACTTAAATTGATCATCAATACCACAACACTTACAACGTCCACCTAATAATTCATAACATTTTTGTGTAATTAATATATCACTGTTCCTAACACATACATGACAAGAAGAATCAATACAGCGCTTTCCATAATGAGAGTTAGTACTAAATTCTGATATATCTTTATTTATTTTACATATACTACATATTTTAGATTTCCCAACAAGAATCCTATTTTTTAATAATTGTATTGGATTTAATCTATATTTTGCTTCATTACAATTTCGACATAAAATTTGATATCTTGAACGGTCAACAATACCGCGTAAAATATCTTGTTTCCATGTAATTGAACTTCTAGATCGTTCTCGTTTTCTGTCATCAAAAATATGATCAACAACTAAAAAATCACGTTCCGATTCTCCGCATTGAACACAAAAATAACCTAACAAATCAAAAATATTATCTCTAAGCTTATCATTTTTTTCATTATTATTGATATTTATTTTTGATTTATTATTTATATAATATACCGCACCAATAGATTTCTTACATAATTTACATTGTGTAGCGCGAATATGAAATTCACACATGGGTTTATACCGCTTACACGATGTACAACATCGAACTGATCTTTCCTGATCCATATTAATCTTTTACCGGCCCCTCAGAATCATCAACTAATCGTTCAATGAAATATCCTTCATTATCTTTTCCAATATGCCAAAAATCCTGCTGCGAGAGATGAACTAAAGTATCAGCAGAAGTACGGAAGAAACCTGTCAAATCACGTAATGACGCGATCCGAATCTTTCCGGTAACTGCCATAGCCGCTGTACGCAGTGATTTTGGAGAAGAGAAGAAGTCGTCAATAGAACTCGAGGAACATCGAAAGTCTTCAATTTTTAAAGACATGCTAAAACCTCTAGAGAAACATGTCAATGAACAGTTTATGGTGCTATTAATATCTTGGTTATATTATTTATTTAATATACGTCATATAAAAGATCATGGAACTATAGCGATGGATACGGGAATATCTATTGGCGTATTAGTTGCGTTTACAGAATTAATACGAATAGTATCCGAGTATACTCCTGGTAAAGAAGGAATACATGATGAATTCACTGAAAATACAACATGTACATCAGTACCTGATGTAAGAGGACCACCACTAGTTGGTACTATATTTAGCCATGCACTTTGATTCAATACACGAGTCAAATTGAAATTCAATATCGATCCAGATGGACCAGTATTAGTAACAACAATTTCTTGTGGACCACCAGGAGAATGTGTTGACATATAATAAATAAGATCAATATGATCTATACTCAATCCAACTGTAGGTCTAGGTAGTACAGTAACATTAAATGTAGCTGGTACGATATTCGGCGGATTTGCATTATCTTGTATATTAATATGACCTGTATACGGAGAAGAAGAAGCTAACATAGATGCTGGTATAATTTGAATATCAGTTTGTCCTTGTTGATTTTTTCCTATACCAATAACGTTCGGTGGATTTGATGACAACCATGGAACATCTGGAATTGAATATTCATTCATATATGAACCTAATGCACCTATATTTTGGAATATTATAGTTGTAGCATCTACAATTGGATCTCCTTCTGTAACTGTAAATGCAAATGATGCTGGTGATATAAGCAAAACACGTGGTGCCAACTGCTGTTGGAAATCACTCAATGAATCAGCCATCGCCAAAATAACATCACCAGGCAAAGGAATATTTGCCCGGACAAATGAACCAAACGGCGATTGAATATCCTTAACTTGAGTTCTCTGTCCAGCATTCGGTATGTTATCAATAGCTACAAGCCAAGACCACATACCACCAATTGATTGGATGCTGAACTTAAATCCGCCACCAGCAACAATATTTGTAGTCATTTGTTCTAGAAAAAAGAAAAGAAGCCCAGAATGTTAATAATCTAATCTCAATATATTATTATCACTATCCGTATAATAAACAGTTCTAACTCCCTTAGACTTCAATATACATTCACACATATAACATGGTTTGGCCATACCGAACATACCATTACTGCGAATACGCGCTACAAAAACAACAGCACCTTTATCGAGTTTACGAGATAATCGAACTTCAGCATGTGCCGAAGAACAAGGAATAATCGAAGGACCATTACAAGCCCGAACAACCGTCCCATCATTTCGCACAGCAACAGCACCAATACGAAAAGTTCTACGGTCCTTCTTACTCTCTGCCGTAAATGCCGCCAATTTTATGTAACTATCGATATTCATTGCTATAATATACAAATAAATAAAAATAATTTACGTTTTATCTAGTATCTGGCCGATCTTTCACCGGATTGCGGAAAATTATATCGACCATTTAAACCATGCATCTTTCGAGCTTCAGCATCGTAAGCCCGAGCAGCATCCTCAAGCGTATTTAATGGAATTGAATACCAAACTCTTCCATTACCATGAACAACTGCTCTAAATTTTCCATTTGGTAACAATATGACACCTTTATACGGAATTCTACCAAACTTCTTCTTAGTATTCATTCTATTTTGAGATTTGGTTACAATTCGTAAATTATTTTTTCGACAATTCAAACCATCTTGATCAATATGATCAACCAATTCACCATGATTAGAATTAATTATAAACTGATGCAATTTAATAGACCCGCGCTCACCATTTTTTCTTAAATAAGTTTTGGCGTATAAGGTAGATTTTCCTTGCACCACACACCAAGAGTGCTGAGAAACCCTTTCAAAATCTTCTTCATCTATAAGAGCAAACTTTCCTTTAGTCAGTGGAACCCACCGAGCTCCAGTTATTGGTGTAGGTTCCTCATATTTTCTATGAGACTGAATTTCACATTCTTTAGAACAAAATTTTGTTTTTACTTTCTCAGGAGAAAAAAGTTTTCCACACCCTTCACATGATTTTTCTGGTAAACGCATAGAAGCATGTACACATTTTAATGAACAACACTGTCGTGATAAATATCCATCAAATTCAATTCCGCATACTACACATATCTTTTTAGTTATTGTTTTAGTATATGCAATATGACATTTATGTGAACAATATTTATTTGGGCGTTCTTCTCTTCCTTCAAATTCTTTATTACAAAATAAACAAATATTCATTTTCGAATTTCTCCTGTAATAGCTGACCGTTCACCAATTTCAGGAAAATTATATGTAGAACTAGGATCTTTATATTTTCTTACAAAATTATCATATATATAGGCTGCATCTTCAGCATTATCATATGTGCCTAAACATCGTTCTACTTTATTTTTACAAAGACGGACTACCCATTTACCACTATTAGTTGCATGAACTCCCTTGAATCCAGATGATTTATTAACAACCACAAGTCTATTACTTTGATTACTAGATCTACTAGTTGGAATTAAATTTTGTCGACGACAGTTTAAACCATTCCCATCCAAATGGTCAACTTCTTCAAAAACAAGAGGATCAATCAAATATCTATGTAAATAAACTGGAATATCCGTACGTTTAGCATAATATACCTCCCCACGAGAATTTGCACGAACTTTTACAGCACACCAATTATATTGTATAACATCAATATAATCTATTTCATCAATAAGAGCAAATTTTCCTTGAGTAAGTGAAACCCATCTAGCACCCAGTATAACTACAGGTTCAATCATAGAATGTGATTTATTAATTCTAGATTGATTAAAACAATCTAAGCAACAATATTTAGACGTTTTTCTGACAGGAGGAAATAAATTACCGCAATTTAAACATCTAATATGTTCACTTTTCATATCTTCAGCTAAACATTTTGGTGAACAATAAGATTTTCGATATTTAGGAATCGGATTATTACAATGCTTACAAAGCTGTATAGTAATCATGACGATCCTCCTTAGATGAGGTGAGTCCGTGTCCCAGGACGTTGACGCGCCGCTGGGACAAATAATATTATAACACATTAAATACTGTCCGTCAATATTTAATGAATATTGTTGAAATATTTATCTGATATTAAAATTAAGAAATCGTTAAAATTTGTGCATCACCACGATCCCTAAACTGTGGAAGTGACACTTCATGGAGAATGTTGAAATGTTTATCTGAAATTGCAAAAAATACCGTATAATACTTTCCATAAACTGATTCATCAATAGCGGCGTGTAAATTACTTTCAGCAATCTCTATTTCTTCTGAACTTCGCTCTTGTTTACGTAGTATATTAACTGCAGCTTGAAATTCTCGTACTTCTGATGTAATAAGTTTTTTAATTCTACCCAAAGCGCGGAAAAAACGATGTCTAACTCTTCCTTGCGTTAATCCCATCTGTTTGGCTACTTCTGATTGACACGTAGTTTCATACATACGCCATAAAATTTCTCTATCCTGATTAGTAAACTCAGACGCGAGCTCTACTTCAAAGATATCAAATTCAAGTTCTGGAATTGTAAATAAAAATTGTATTCTTCGACGACCACGTGCTAATCTGTAGCTTACCGCAGCTTGTGTAATATTAAAAAGACGAGCTATCTGCTCTTGTTTCATTTCATCGTGATAGTATAATTTAATAAGATCAGATTCGCGTGGTGGTATACGATCTAAATATGGTTCTATTGCTTCAAAATTTGGTTTAGTAGTTTCAAAATCAGGCTCCTCTTCCGGAGCCAAATTTCTTTCAATAAGTTTTTCAAGATCACTCTCAGCATCACCATCACCTTCATATCCAAGTCTATTTGTGCCACTAAAACGAGCGGATATTGAAGATGGATCTTGAACAATAATATGAGATGTCATTTTTATTCCCAGTCATGAATTTTTCACTCGTATATCGAGTGGGTATATAGTATGCGTATGACTGGAACAACTTAATAACGTTACCAATTATCATTATAATACGTTATTAATATAAATAGTTTATTTTAACAAATATTAATTTGATTTTAAAATAGACATAACTGAGTCTTTCTTTGATAATTATATTCTTCGACACATGGTATACGATCTAAATATAGTTCCATTACATCAAAATTTGGTTTATTATGAGATACCATTTTATTCCCAGCCATATTAAATGAATTCATACTTAAATATCACGAAGCCAATCATCTACAAGTATATTATTGCGATCAATAGCATAAGAACCTACATGAAATGGAGTAGTATCTAATGGAATATTTAAATCATTACACATATTTAAAGCATCCGCAAAATCAGGAATTGCTGGCATCAAACATGATTTAATGTCTACATTATTTTTTAACTCAATAAGTTCCCAATTAAGATTAATTCTATTTCGAAGAGAGATTAATTTAGAACGTTCAGTAGCGGATAAATGTATCATACCAGTAGAAATAGCTGCATCCACATTTTCTGCATCACAAAGAGAGAAAGCTGCCTTCTTACGTAAACGAGGAACTCCCTTAATATTATCAGAAGGATCTCCCGTAAAAGCTTTAAACATTCTAATATGTTTTGGTAGAATTTGACATCCATATTTCTTCATATAATATTCCCCGACACGTTCCAAATCATAAAGACGAGGTGGTGGAATACCGGGTCTATAAACAACTGTTCTATTATTAACAAGTTGAAAAAAATCACTATCAGCTGATATAATAATGTGAATAGCTTCAGGATCAAGATGAATTACACTAGCAATCAAATCATCAGCTTCCTCTTCAGGATGCCAGTATATATCACATCCAAGTTTACGAAATACTGATGATATAAATAATATCTGATTAGGAAATTCAGTTCCATCAGATAATCGAACTACTTCACCTACATCAAGATCAGTCCTGTTATTTTGTTTATAATCTGGATCCATAGCGATTCGACGCATTGGTTTTCCATCAAAAAAGATAGAAATTTTTGTAAGATTCAAATCATGTAACCATGATGAAAGTAAATTAAGAGTTCCATATATTAATCCAATTGGCATACCATATCGATTCACAATAGGTTTTTCACCACATTTTAAACGATTTTCCACAAATACATAATAAGCCCTACGTAAAAGATTATTTCCGTCTACAAGAACATGACGTCTAGTTTCATTTCCACCTACATGTCTCATGATCATGCCATATGTAAATTTTCTAAATTACTTCAATTTAATCCTACATTAACTAAAATTAAATTTTTCAATCACTTGGGTTTTAACTTTTCTAGATATGACGCTGGAAATTCAACAATTAATGGCTTTGATGCAAGTTTAATATTAACTAAAATAGCTTCTCCGTCAATACGCACTAAACTTACTGTACCTCTTAAGTTTTTATATTGACCTTTAATAACTCGAACTTGATCATCAACATCAATCGGTCGTGTTTTCATAACCTTCATGCCAACACGCATTGGACTTAGAGCTTCATCATCAAGTAAACTATATTGGATACCTCCTTTTCGTCCATAATTACAAATTACATTTTTAAAATAAGGAATATCTTGTAATTTCATAAAGTTTATACCATCACGATATTCAATAAAAATATATCCTTCCATATAAAATGAAGTATGAGATTCAGTACGTGCCTCTTCAGAAACTGCAGGAATAAATACTTCCACTGGTTTCCCTAGAAACCTCTGAATAACTTGTATCAATTGCTGTGGATTTTTCTCTCGTTCCCCAAGAGGAGAAAGTTGAACCACTACCCACTTCAATGGTGATGCAGACGGAGGTAAACAAGATTTTTTCTTTGAACTAGACTGATCAACTTTTTGCTTTGATTCTATCGAGAAGGGCACGGCAAAACTCCTTCGGCGGCATCGGAACCAGCCTTTGATCAAACGATACTTCTGATTCAATCTTAGGTTGAATTTCAAATGAAGGAGCTGAATTATGTATTTTTTTATCTAGAGATGTAAGGAATTCATCTTGAGTAAATTTAACTCCATCATGTTCAACAATTTTACTAACAGTCTTTTTCGGCCCCTCGGAACCTTTCGGAAATTCTTTCTTCACAGGAAGTGATTCATGGACAATTGTAGGTGATAAAGACGAAAGCGGTGGCATCGTGGACAAAGAAGATGGTTCTATTTTTGTAGATGATAATTGAGAACTCATTTGAGTCATTATATTATCATCCAAAGTCTTTCCCATAGGTTCAAATAAAGCAACTTCTATAGCCGCAGTATCTGGTCGATCAATACGACTCAAAGAGGATGCTAAATTAACCCAAGCACGACCACGTATTGGAAAAAAATTGGTTGGAACTGGATATGTAGATTTAGCACCTACAGAACTACGAATAGCACTAGATATAGCTGATATTATGGAATCACGAACCCAAACAGGACTCTCACGAGCGAATATATGATCTAATATTTGAAAAGCTGAAGATGGCTCAACATCAATCAATGACAAAACCTTACATACATCTTCCATAGAGTCAAACCGATAAATTTCACGAATAAGTGCTTCCGTTACCTTTCCCATCCCGGAAACAGTTTCTAAAGATGTAATACTTGTACGCGGATTTTGTTTATTGACTTGTACTAATAATTCAAGAGCTTCTACATCATATTTTATTTCTTCATTTTTACATATTTCATAAAGATGATCAACAAGCACATTATTCGACGGTGGAGAAACCGAATATTCTTCTACTCTATCTCGAATAGCACCTTTAATTAAATGAGGTTCAGTCGTACATAATATAACAACAACAAGTCTATCCTCCATCGGCTTAAGTAATGCATCTTGTGAAGGTTTCGAAAGACGATGAGCTTCATCAAGAACAATAACGCGTGGACGATTATCAATTGTACCAAAATCAAGATCTTGAACAATGGATCGAATTCGATCTACAGTTCCTTGTGTTGCAGCATCAAATTCATCAAAGCTTTCAGATGAACCATCTTCAATAGAACGACAAATTGAACACTCACAACATGGCTCACCATTTTCAGAATTTGAACAAGCTATAGCTTTACCGACTATTCGAGCAAGGGAAGTTTTACCACATCCTTTTGGGCCATAAAACATCATGGAACGACCAGATAATGTTCCATTTTTAGAACGAATTGTTAATAATTTAACGATGCCCTCGTTACCGAGAACATCTTTAAAATAACGTGGTCTATATTTTATATCCAAAGATTGTGAGGACATTTATACCTCAATCAATTCGAATCTATAATTCGAATAAAATTACATCCGACAATCTAAGATTTGAATTATAATTCAAATTTTACTTGGATCTTTTTCTAATTGATCAACAAATTCTTGAAGAGAACCATTCCATTTACCATGACGTTGTACAACTTCAGCAAATTCTTGAACATCAAATGGCCGTATTGAATATTTCATTGATCCATCTTCTTCAACTTCTTCACCATAACATCTGGTCAATAAATGATCAATAAGTGCTACACGTTGTGATGGTTGAAAATCGTTCCATGCATCAAGTGCGATAATCACAATAAAATCAGGTTCTTCATGATCATTACGAAATTGAGAAATAATATGACGTTCAAATGGTGATGCTTTTTTGACAATACCAGAAACTTTTTTACTACCTTGTTTCTGAGCTTTATTACGTAAAAAGAATTCAAATTTTGCTGAAATTAAATGCGGATGATGCTTCGGAATAAGTCTTCCAGCAATTTCAACCCCAGCATCAAATCCACCAAAAAGAATTGGTTCTGGTGTAGATGGCTTTAGTTTATGCGCTTTGTTCTCTGTAATCATATTCTTAGTTCCTTCTTAAAGTATTGAGAAAAACGATTATCACCTACACATTGCCAATAGTCACCAATATCCTTATCACCTTCATTGATACATGGATACATTACATTCACTATATCAAATTCCGATAATGTTCTTTTCACAAAATCATAACGACCATCACGTCCTGCTTTATCTCTGTCAGTGCATATGTATATACGATGCACAAACCTGCGTAAAAATCGCATCTGCATCGGATTCACAATATTTGTTGTAAGTGCTAAAACAGTAGGCATGACTAAACGTTCAAATATTAAATGATCAAATGGTCCTTCAACAAGAGCAACTTCACGTCGATGCCAAATTTCATCAATATTAGCTGCAATTCCGAAGAAATATCCTTCAGGACGTCTAGACACGACAAAAGTATCATAAGATTTATTTTGTATAGATCTAACTTGAAATCCAACAGTCATACCGGAATAACTAGTTAGTGGTAACACAATACATCCGACAATACGCCGACCAACATGCTGTTCCCTAAGAGTCCCTTCTTCACCCTCCCATATCGATGACCAACGCCGATATCGACATATATCACACCATTGACTCCGTTTTTGACGATCAGAACAAGCTTCCGAATGTCCCATTGAAATTGATGGATCAATTTCAAAATCACTACTAACGTATCCAATACGATGGCGTTTCCATTGTTCAGCAGATGTGCCACGAGATTGTAAATATGATTGTGCTTCTTCACTTTCATTAAGAGCATTGTGAGCCCAGTCAATAAATGAATCTGGAAAATTCATCAATTTTTCTCAGGACAAATACAAAAAGCCATACCATATCGAACATTATGCAAAAGAATACTAGTTTTACCACCAACAATTTGTGTATACATACCAACGAAATCAGGACGGGATAAAAATACTGGAATTGAAACTCGACAACTGATTATTTTACATATACGACAATAAATAATAGCAGTTGTTTTTGCTTTCGATTCTTTTACAGATTCATCAAGGGATACTTCAGCTATATTATTTCGTCCGATCCATCGTATCAATTTTGTACGAGACCACGACTCAGGAATTAAAACAATATGAGGTTGAACTTCGTTACTATGTTTCTGAATATAATTAAATGCTTCTTTTGGTTTCGTAAATATATTATTCCATTTTTCTGCAGTTGATAACTCAAATGCCGCATTGAACATCGGCATTATAATTTCGTCTAAACGATCAGAATCATGAGAAAAAACTCCTGATCGAATACGACCATCACCAGTCATTTTTCGACTAACTAAAAATCTTCCGCTCTGAGTAGAACTCACTAACGCAGGTAAAAAATTAGCTCTTGCAGGAGTTTCTATCCACCATATAGGAGTGTCCTTAACAATTCCTCTTGATTTATGCAAATCATGATCAAGAATCTTCAGAAGGATCATTCCAAATATCCTCTGGTAAATCTGCTGGAGGTAGAGCTTTCACCACTTCTTGACGTGATGTAAATATTCTAGATAACCACAATAAAAATCGTTCCCATATTGTAAGTGGAATAATAGATACTCTTGTCCCAAGTACCCATTGAAGCATAGCAAGATCTGCCATATTGGTAAGAACAAATGCATCATCAGCCATCGCTTCGTTAAATTTAGTGATAGCTGATTCTTCAGTCACTTTAGGAGAAAAATGCGGGCATACCTTAGCTGTTTCATTACTCATACAAATATCACCTGACCATGTATTTAATTTCTCAGAACCATATACACATAAATGAACATCATCAGAATCATCTTGAAATACTACAAGAGTTATTTGTTTATGTGGAACTAATTCAGCTCCAAATTCTGATGTATAAATACCAGGTTTTTGAGAAATAGGTGATGAAGTATGTTTATAATTATATTTACAATTAAGATAACATCTTCCTCGAATATCTTGTAAATATTGTCGCAAATACCTATAACGTAATTTACGAAGACGAGTTTCTATTTCTTTTTCTGATTTCACAGGCACTCAGTCCTAATCTTTCGAAGTTTGAGACAACCGTCCTTATGCCCTTCGTAAGCCGTATGAGCATGAGTAATAAATTCCGAATTATGAGTCACCATCAGAATATTTACGCCCGTACGCTCGGCTAATTTACGCATAAACATCGCAGCCCCAGGGACATATGCATTAGATACGAAATGCATTGATTCATCCAACAAAAGCAAATTTCCCATACCCATACGAGCCATGACTGCAAGACGAAGAACTAATGAAATTACTGCTGCAGCACCTCCACCATAAGAATTTATAGGATCACCTTCAACAATACCTCTTGGACTTTCTTCTTCCAAGACAAATCGGATGGCAACTCGATTATATTTTGGTTCCTGTTTAACACGAAATGTTAACTGTTGATCATGAATAGTGTGACGTAATGCTGTAGTAGCGAGATCCGCCATTGCATCGGTATTTTTCTCAAGTGAATCATCAAGCCACTTCTTAAAAATTTCAGAACATTTTTGATGAAGATCTACTTGATAACAGGCATCCTCTTTATCTTTTTCAAGTGAAGCTATTCGACGTTTTAAAACATCACAATATGTTTGTAAACGCGTAAAATTAAGTGTAAATCTTTTTTGTTTTTCGATTAACTCAGTATCCATTAATGAGTCCTCATACACTGCAAAAAATGACGCGCTGAAACAATTGATGGTTGTATTGAAGTCATTTCTAATAGTGTCGGAATTTTCGGATGCGAATATCGCAAAAGAATGATGTCATCATCAACAGCTGATATAATACTAAATAATGTAGGAACATGAAAATCAGAACGTAGTTCTTTTCCTTTACGAAATTTTACTTGAATCGATGCCATTTCTTGACCATTCGACGATATACTTAAAGTTCCAGAATTATTCTCACTTGAACAGACAGCAGCAATATTTATCCTTGAAGTTCCTTCAATAGCTGTCTTAGTCCACGATAAACTACTAACTAGTTTAGTTCTTTCTACTTCAAATTCAACTAAATAGTCATTTTCAGACACAAGAAACAGTGGTGGTTTTGCAGTTACTACACGACTAAGTATTAAATATGAACCAGTATCTGGATCAGAAAGAAATAAATGAGATGCATTTTGTCCTATATTTATTTGTTCACTCTTAATTTTCATGCAAAAAGTACGAATCATAGGAATATCAGCTGATACGATCGATAAATCAAGATTAAGTCCCGATAAAAATGCAGCTGATGCATATGTACGAGCATTTGATGTCACACACTCTTTTTCTGGATAAAAATGTATCTGATTTATTTTCATATCCTCATCAGTTTTAGTTTCTCTGATCAAAGCGGCACAAGAGACTTTATGTAATAAGTCTTCAAATGACTTTGCTTGTGTCAATACTCCACCAGACGGTAATTCACGCGAAATTATTTTAGGTCGACGCGAATTATCAGGTCTACGACGTATAACTGCCGATCTATTTTGACCTTCTTCTGAAGCACGAATATTTAATCCTTTATCACCGACACTAATTGACATTGAAGATAACTTCGCATCAAATAATGTCTGTCTATCAACAGATAAGAAAAACTCATCTGAAACATAATCATCTTCAGTATCGGAACTTAACGCACGAATATCTGCACGACAAAAACGTCTTCTATCATAAGATATAACCGACAACGTTTTTCCTGCAATACGAAGTACATAATCGCCTGTCATAGGACGAATTAGTTTCACCAAAGCGAAACCACGCCGAATATCATCTGGACAAAAAGAAAATTTAGGCATCATCCAATCTCTTTAAGCATTGGAGCTAACATCTGTTCTGCAGAAGTCAAATCTGCATCAAAAGCATCAAGTTTTAAACTAAGAACTTGTTTCTTTCTACGAACTTCTTCAACTAAAGTATCCGGATCAAATCCAGCTACACGACAAGCAGATATAGTTTCTTTAAGAATCTTCTTTCTTGAATCAAGAATGGTTTCAACTTTAGTTTTGCTTCTAATAATATCCTCCCTACGACTCGTTAAACGCTTCCAACGTTGTTCGATTTCCTCGATAGATACTTCTTGTGTTGTCATTTATTTTCTCCAGAACTTATATCTTCAAGTATGAAAATTGAATCCACGATTCGTCCACCAGACTCAAGATGTGATAATGATAAATACTCATTACTATCTTCACATTTTAAACGATAATCACACATATTACATTCTTTAGATGGCTTAGTATGAAAAATCTTAGATTGAATTTTCTTACATACGTCAAAAATATCATTAGTTACCTGGTGTATTATATCATTATTAAATTCAATCCATGATAATGGATCTTGTGGAAATGCCCAAAATATAAAACCAAGACGTTGAGGCATAACATTATATTTAATATAATGTTGAATAGCATACCAGATAAGCTGATTCGAATCTACATACTTTTCACGATATTTACTAGCTTTTCCGTCTAAAATCCAGATATTAGATCTATCCTTACCATGAATAAAATCACATCGACCTCCCATTTTTAACGTTAAATTATGCTTAGCGTGTTTAAATATGACCGTTAAATCAACTTCAGCTCTACTATATGGAGTTAAAAAACCATTTGACCTGATAATTTCAATACTATCAGGAATCATGGTACGAAGTTGTCCGGTAAGTATCGGATATACTGTGGAATCAATATTAGGATCCCATTTCTCTTTAGTGAAGACATCAGATATTGCTGCGTCAATTCGATCTATACAAATTTTTTCCGGATTCGAATTTTTCCATAACATTTCCGAATAAAACCACTCAAGTATTTTTCCAAGCGAAGATCCAAGAAAGGATGACCTAGGATCTTTAACTACAGGTGTTTTTGATATATAACAATGTTTATATTTAGATGGACATGTTTGATACATTTTCCATCTTGAATAACTAAGATACATATCAAATTTATTAAATCCATTCATGATTATATCTCGTGATGTTTATCTTCTTCTGCTGCTTCAAGCAAACTAAAAGCAAGTTTACGTACATCATCAGGAAAATTTGCAAGTTGTTCTTTTCGAGCATCAAGAGATGTACTTACCATAATATCTCTTTGCTGTATATACTGCGTTACAAAATCATCAATAGATGTATTAAAGGACATTAAATGACGTTTAAGTTCAAAATCAAAAATATCAGCCGCATCACGATGTGGCACGATAACTTCCTCAACATCAATTCCATTTGCAGTAATACGCATTAACGAAATTTTAGGTTTACGTTCTACATTTTCAAGAGTTAAAGCACCACGAGATATAGCGCCAAGATTAATAAATTTAATACCACAATGTTCAATAATACCCTGATCTTTATGATAGTGTCCAAATACATATGCATCTGGACATCCATTAAATATTAAATCACGATAATCAAATATGCGTTCATGAAAAAATGACTGAATTTTTTCCTCCGGAGCCATTGCAGCAAGTGCATGAACAACAGCAATAGTAATGTTTTCATCCTTTTTCTTAACAATTTCTTGTACACCATCAATATCTAAATCTGTCATATATGGTACCCCTACAACACGAACTTTTAAAGATCCAGATTCAAATATTTCTTCAGTAATAGGATGAAATACTTCAGCTCCAAATAACACTCCAAGTGGCTGTCCAGGTATTGAATCTAAGTCATTATTAGATAAATCATGATTACCAGCTATTGTATAAGTTAGACATGGATAACGTCGATGAATACGCGACGCCATTGCTATAGTTCTCATCGTAGTTTTGTTTGCTGCTTTAATATGAAAAAAATCGCCACCACGCAAAACAGCTGTAGCATTAAATTTACGAGCTTGTTCACCCTGCCATTCGAGCATTCCTAAAATTTCACCACGATAATCGTCTTTACGATATCCAGGAGGATGATCTGATAGGTGTTCGTCAGAAGACGTCAAAAAACGAATATCACCCATATTTTACGGTACACTAACGAGTATTTTTAAAAATTAAGAAAGCATAACTCGATAAACACAAATATATTCCCGAGATTCTTGTTCTGTAATCCAACGTCCGAGAAGAGGATCATCACGATCTAATATACAAGTTCCACACCAGCAATGAATCACAAACGGAGTTTTACTTCTAATACTAGTAGACCAAAAATATCTAACCTTTTTAGAACAACCACTTATGGATATTAATCGCCCTGATTTCCATATATCACCACAATTAAATTTAATTTGTTCCGAATCTAATTTATCTCGCCATAAATATTCAGTATCCATAGCTACTCTTCGGACCGGGTAACGGTAACTTATAATATTCACATATCTGTCGATTTCTATCATTATGAGTTAATGGGGATATCGCGTCAAAACGATCACCCCATTTATCAAATCCAGGACCGATATTAAATTTATTGAAATGATCTTCAGAAATTGAAATAATACGTTCTGGTGTAATGCCTGGTGCAAATGGGTGGTCAGCCACATCAATAGAAAGACTTCCGTATACACTGCTGCACATTATACATGGTAACACATGTGATCCAATAAGATCTAAAATTCTAACACGTTCATCATCGGTTAAAACTGAACTCGGAAAAGCATGTTCATAACCAAGATCATCCGTACTTCTATTCCATATTTTCTTATCAAGATCAGATAGGAACGCCCTCTCTTCAGAAGAGAGTGGAGAGGGCGTTCCATATTTCACTTCGAGCGGGCGAGTTGATTTTACATCTTTTTGCATAATATAATATACGCTTAAAATTATATATTAATACGAATTTCTTTCATTTCAACCTCACCATCAATAGAATTACCATCAACGGTAATAGATAACTTCGTATCCTCAAGAGTAGGCAGATCCTTAAACCAACATTGCCCAACAATAATTGAAAAAACTATGTTTGCCTTATTAAAAATTAACTGACGTGTTTTTTTGATAGCAGCTTTCGATTCACTATCAAGCCACGCTTCAAGTATTCGATTTTGATCTGCAGCCTCAATAAAAACCGGACTCGTTAAAAACGCTTCCACGTGTTCACATACTGGCCGCATGAGAGCTCCAGGAGCATTTACTTTCCCTCTTTTGATTTGTTCACGAAGCTCTTTCAAACTCGGTAACTTTGAATATCCCTTAATACTAACCACAAGTTCTTTACCCATGTAAAAATCTTTTACTTCAGCTTGAACCGCTTTAGGACTAAAACCTCCATCGGTAATACCTTGATCCTTGAGCCAAAGAGCTGCAGCATCTCCAAAACGAGCTGCCATCCCTTCAACCTTGCGAGGAGGAAGCTTATCTTTCACATATGCATTGTATACTTTTTGAGCTGCCCGAGCCTTAGTAAGTTCATATTCTAATTCAAACATAGCTTTAGCAAAAACTTCCTTAACCATCTTGCGATTAATTATCGGAAGCTTCCCGAGATCAAGTAAAAATTCTGCTCCCTCTTTATCTGGCCTAGCATCATCAACGCCAAATAACTCATCAGGAGCACCAGCTTCCTGAAGAGCTCTCACTGTTTTACAAGTCATACATACGGGCAGAGTTTTTACATTCACAAGTCCATCAGCAATAATAGCATAATTACGCCAAATGAATGTGTCGAGTTTATCAGGAATTTTTCCTTTGAATTCAGGTGGTATTCGTGAAGAAAGATCCACTACACCTTCTTTACGAACTAATAATGAAATATTTGGACGCTCTTCATTGAAAGTGAGCGCCATAATAGGATAACCATCAGGAGCTGGCCTCGCTTCAAATTTCAAAGCTTCCTTTTTAGGAGCTAAAATTTCATCAATTCGTTTTTGATGTTCTCTAATTTTTCCAGCAGTTTTTTCTGCGGCAATCTTTGCCGTAAGAACTGTAACTTCTTTTTGTTCTTCATCAGTTAGTACGTCAGAAGAATCAATACGACCACGACCAATCCGACTATAAGAAAAATTTGGATGTTCCATCAATACTCGATTTCCGTCATCCTCACTCAAAATATGTAATAAATTAATAATAGTAAAAGCATCATCTTTAGGAACTTTATTCGGATCACGCCCTTTTAAGAAAATACCATTTCCAACAGATGCTGCTCTTACCATATCACAAAATTCAGCATATTTTTGTTTACCAAAGCAACCAGAAAACTTCTCTATTAACCTGACATCTCCGATTGCACGTAAAATCGGAAGAACCACATCAGGCTGCATACGAGATCCATAAAGAGATGCCGCAGCATAAGCCATCTGAACAGTTTTTCGCATCTGTTCGGGTACTTCAGGGGCATTGTTATGAACCCATATTGTTTCTGCCAGATCTGAAAGATCTTTATCCTGTGTTCCAACTAATGATGAACTTAAATACCAAATTTCACTAAGATCTTCAGGAACTAAAACTCTTCCATGTTCCGGAAATCTCGACTCATATGTAAATGTAAGTAGGTCATTGCTTTGTGAAGCAAATATAAATCCCTTTACAGGTTCACCAGTGATAGTAATTGTAACTTTTGGTGCCCCTGATATCTTCTTTTGAAGAACAGATTCAAAAGTAGGTTCATATTTTTCAAAATCTTCACTAAAAATAAGAGAACCACCGGCTTTCTCAGCCATGGCAGTCATTAGTTGCCGATTACAGTAATATCCATATTCCACAAATGTAGTAGCTGAAAAAACGCCAGCAGCTTTTTCAACTGCAGTCATAATTTCATACTGACTATTCTGGTTGTCATAACCATCAGACATAAAGAATAAACTAAAAGCACCGGGATTTTTCTTTTTTAGATCTGTCACAAGTGTGGCAGCTTCTTCGATAGGCTCTTTGAATCCAGTAAGACTTAATGGTCTGAGCCATCTATCAATAGCTTTATTAATATCAGAAAGATCTTTTAACGTAGAAACAAATTCACCCTTAATGAGGGTTCCATAATCACCACGGCTTGAAAACCAAATAATACTAATTGTATCTTTTGGACCAAGAAGCTTCGGCAACTTCAGTTTAAGTTGTTCACGAATCTTTGGAAGGTCACTATACATACTACCAGAGCAATCGATAATAACAACAGTATTTGTTGGAATATCAACTGCTTTTGCCAGTGAAGCCTTATTAATCACTTGATGGACGAGATATAAATCTTTACTTATTTGGTATGAAGTTTCAAACATAGATCCTCCTCAAAAGTCTCTTAGGACCCTAACGCCATCAATAAATTACATCTGAGAGATATTTATATTATGAATTAGATAAGATTATGATTCATGAATCACACGAGCACGGGCCATGTCGAAACAGGTATGAATAAGTGAACTTAAGTTAGAATTACGTACTGTCTCGCGTTCGTTCATAACTGCGACTGTGAATGCTCGTGGATCTCCAAAAATAAATACTTTCTTTCGAGCCCTAGTTATAGCCGTATAAATTAAATTACGATATAGCATAATTCCATATCTCATTGTCATCGGCATAATAACATAGTCGAATTCCTGTCCTTGACAGTTCCATCCACAAAAACCATTCTGAATAAAACGATGACCATCTGGAACTTCTATGCATACAGAAGGACCTATAAATTCTTCTATACTTGATATAGCACTATGGTGAAAATCCAAACGAAGTTGTAATTTCCTATGATCATCTGTAATATTAACAGCTCGCCTTAACATATCAGATAACTGATGTCTAGACATACGCTTTCTAATAAGAACATTTTTATCCGATAATGTAAAAAATTGTGGACCTCCATTTGCATCTCGAATTGCAAGTGCTTCTGATTTAAGAATTGGTACTTGATATTTTTTGTCAATACCACATGGAAGAAGTGCACGTTCCTGCTTCCATTTAGTAATAAATCCTATTTGTTCCGCAAATTTCCGTATATTACACCCATATATACAAATTGCATGATATTTTTTAGTACACCCATCAGATAAAACTCGACGATGCCAAGCTAAACCAGAGATAATACCAAAACGAAGCAACATAACTTTTACATCTTTATATATAGATTCAACACTAGTTACAAGTTCAATATGATCAGATATTTCTCTCTTTTTATTTATATTAACAGTTCCATCTTCAAATAATCCACGCAAAAATCGCGACTGAATAACAAGCGAAGATTGTATAATAATATAAGGAATAGCCTTATTACATGCTTCGAGCCCATCAATTTGACTTAACCATCTCGCTATGTATGTAGAACTAACTTCAGCACCATCTGTTCCGTTATGTAAACCACGTTTTGCCTCTACTCCGAAAAGTGATTCACATAGTACAATAAATCGATCAACAACATCAGTCGAATTTTTGACTAATCTAAACCCACCATGATATATAGTTCCATCCGCAACCATAAGTCCAAAAAATTCTGCTACATCACAATCAAGCACAGTTGGCAATTTATGTATGATTTCATTATTAACACCAGTTATAGGAATAGGAAGTGATTGAAATTCTTGAGACCCCCATTCATATCCGAGTTTAAGGGATAATATATTTCCTTCCATTAGAGCTGAAGCAGGACGACGAATATAACCAATATTATCATCCCATACATCCATACCATGATCCGGAGTTACTTCTATAATATACCCATCTACAGTAATAATACGAAGCATTTTTGAAGGAATATTTGCAATTTTTTCTCGATATAAAGAATGACCAGATGGGGTAGCAATCATTCCACTTTCTTTAATATTGTTAATCCGACATAATCCATTCGGAGTCTCAACAAGAGTATCTGGAGATACACATTTATGCACAGTACATGCATACGCAACTCGTAATAGTTGTCTAACTTCTTCAACTTTAAAAGTAAATATTTTATTAATATAACAAGATGATTCCTGGTCAAACCAGTTAAAAACTTTCACATCAACTTCATCATCTCTAAGTGAAATACGAGTTATTTTACCGACATCACCATTATAAATCATTTTATCATAATCATTTTGAATAATCATGATGCGATCACCCTCGTATAAATCTGTATCACCTTGTTTTACAAAATTAGTTAATTCGGGATTATACGAAGGATTTAAAACACTGCGCATTCTTCTATTTAAATCATGAACACCGAGGTCACCATCATATACAGGTGCTATAACTTGAAAATTGCTACCTTTTTCTTTCATTAAATATGTTAACTGACAAATTTGATCTACTACTTCATTTTGTGGATAATTAAGAAACATAACTTCCGATTGTTTATCAAATTGTGTATCAATAGACTCTCCACGTAAAATGGCATGAGAAGTCTTAATAATGGCCGATAATTTTTCTTGACGATAAATTCGTGTTAATGATACGTGTGGTACTACATCACATTCCATCAAATGATGTAATACATATCCAGCACCGACTGATGGTAATTGTGCAGAATCACCAACCATTATTATAACGGTTTTTTTTGATAATGCAGTGATAAGACGACAAAAAGTCTGCATATCCACCATCGAATTTGATACTAAAATATTATTTGAAAAATAATTATGATTATCTTCAACTTCAATATCATATACATATCGATTATACTTATCACACGGAGTATATTTTTTTATTTTTTGAATCTCGAAAAATTTAATATTCTTCCATGGTTCAAATGAGAAAAAAGAATCATTAATATAATTATTTACATCACATTTTGGTAATTTATAAGCCATACATTCGTGTATATAAGGACGTATTATATCCCATAAATGATATGCAGATTCAGAAAATAATCTTATGAAATAGTGACCCTTTCCATTTTTATAAATAGAAGATTTGATACCCCATTTCTCATTTAGCCATTTACGAATAATAATGTTTTCTTGTTTAGTAAATCCTTCAGTATGAAATTTAACCGATAAAGTAGAATGTTTAGAGCGCTTCCCACGTTCTTTAACTAATTGACCGTCATCCATATACCAAGCTGATAAACCAATTTCATTAATTTGATCAAGCCATTCTCTTGATATAGTCTTTCGTTTGTTCTTATAAATTAATTTATAGATATTTATGGCTTCCTCTAAGTGAGGAGAATCAGAACGGTATAATTGTTTAGATGGTTTAAATCCACCTCTTGAAAGATATTCCTTAGAATGAAATAATCTAGCCTTAAATTGAAGATACTCACGTTGAGCTTCTCCATGAACAAATGAAAAACAACAACTATTTTTTGAAAATCTATTACAACATGCATCACCAAGAAGACTACCCATTATGAATGATTTTTGAAAATCATTCATAAATCTACCTCTAACCACTATCTTATCCCCAACTTTAAGATTTGATGCTTTTTTAAGTATTTTTTCGGTAGTATAAATTTTATGATTACCAGTACATCTAATTATTCTATTATTTGAATGAGTTTCAAGAACAGAAGCATTTATCTCATATAAATCTCCCTTTCGTTCATACTTAAACCAATTAATTATTCTTTTTGGTTCAACTTTTCCTGTTATCTTATTATAAGATAAAACACTAACTTGTTTTTTATTGTTAACAATAGTTCCTATATATTCTTTAGATCCATCCGATAAATTCACGTATTGTTTATATGGAAGACACATTTCATCAACAATAATAGCATCTACATCATATTTATTATGACGATTAAATTCCCATGATCCATCACGTTTATATCCTAATGCACGATGAATAGTAAATGCAGGTTTATTAGTTACTTGTGATAACAATTTTGCAGCAATACCAGTTGGACTCAAAAGTGAATAATGTAAATTATTACGCTCAAATAAATGAACAAAAGCTGATATGAGAAGAGTTTTTCCGGTTCCAGGGTATCCTGAAATAGTTAGAACACGGGATTTTTTAATAGCCAAAAAAGCTTCACGTTGTTCATCAGATAATTGAAGCTCATACTTTTTTTCAAATTCCGCAAGAACCATGCCCAAATTACCAAAATCATATGGTTCTTGATCTAAGATAGAAGCTAATGCTTCTGCAGAACCATATTCATCCATCCAATGCTGATCTAAGTATAAACGATTTCCATCAGTATGAATATCACCAAGTTCTTGTAATTCTACAATAGATGAATATAAATGTGAGTCCGATAAATACCTACCGTGTGAAAATGGTTCAATATTATTACAACTAAATAATGTTTTGGCAGCATAATTTCGAATCTGATCTGATGTACAAAAAAGATGACCCTCATTTGAGGCTAATTGTGACATAACAAATAAAATTATTGATCGTAAACGACGCGGATCATCAATTCCAATACCTAATTTTCGTGCTGCTTGATCTGCAACAACAAATCCTATACCAGGAACTTCAGTTAAAGAATATGGATCATCTGTTATTACAGCTCGTGCATCCGTAACACCAAATCTAGTAAGAACATTTTTGATTGCTATTGGACCAAGTCCAAGCTCTGCTAGAAAAATAGATATTGTACGATTTTCAGATGCAGATGACCATTCTTTTTGAATAGCAGCAATTTGATTTCGATTCAGAAATGATAATTCTGATATTTTATCAGGTTCTTCATCAAGAATACGTAATAAATCATCCCCAAAAGCATCATAAAGTCTGGCAGCAGTAATTGGACCAATAGACGGAACATTAGCAACTAAATATGTTATTACACCATTTCTACCTTTATCTGGAATAATTTCACAAACTGAAGCACTAAATTGTCGCCCAAATTTTTCATGTTGTTCATAGCGACCTAAAAACTTCGCTTTTAGACCAATACCGATTGGAATACCAAGAAAATTTCCTTTAACCGATATCGGATTTGACTGTCCATCTTGAATCGTACGCAAAATATGAAAACCAGTTGCGTGATTTGAAAATAAGATTGCGGATATCTTTGCAGTAAGTTCTTCCATGTTATTATCTTATACTATCATGACTTAATCATGTCATAAAACTTTGTTTCAGAAATAATTTTAACATCATATTTTTTAGCATTTCTCATTTTAGATGAACCAGTATCAAGATCATTAGTTATGAGATAAGATGTTTCTATTCCAACCGATCCTTTTACTGAACCACCATTATCAAGAATTAATTTCTCGATAGCTTTACGAGGTTTAGATGTTGAACCAGTAATACAAAAAGATAAACCGGATAAAAGACCAGATGCAGTATTAATTGTAAGAACTTCTGCAAGATCTGCAATTATTGCACGACGCTCTTGAATTCCGTCATATATTTGTCTAGCGGTTATTTCACCAATATTTGGAACTAATATCAGCTTTTCAACTGTAAGAGTAAGAATACTATCAATAGTATTATACCCAAAAGATACAATATCAGACGCTGTCGCAGTTGCTAAATTCGGAATATTTAAAGACGCGATAAGAAGATCTAAAGTGATAGACTTATTAGCATGTAATACATCATAGCATTTTTTAGCGAATTTGATACCAGAACAGTGTCTAGCAATATCTTCTGGTTCAAGTCTATATAAATCCGCTATTGATGATATTTCAGGGTTGTCAGGATTCGTAAGTGATTCGATTAAAGTATCACCCCAATGAAGTAGACCAAGCCGTTTAACCCATACTTTTATGGAACCAGTTAACTGGACTGGACAATTACGCGATCTACAGTATAAAAATTGTCCTTCAGTAGTAACCGGACCACCACAAGCAGGACACATATTAGGAATAAGAAAAAGACCTTCTATATCGCCATCCATATTCAAATATACAGGAAAAGAAATTATTTAATATAATTGGGTTATTTTTTCTCTTTCTCTTCCTCTTCTTCTTTATCTTTTTCTGGTTTTGAAACCTCCGGAACTTCTAAAACTTCAGGTGATGATTCTAAATCTTCACCTGAAGCTGATGGCGGTATTCCAGTATCACCAAATGGTTGGAAAAGTTCATCACTCCCATCCCCACCACTTCCGCTCTCACTACCATAAGCTAATTCGGAATCCGCCATTTCAAATTTACCACCATAAAAAGCTTTAGAAAATGCTGATAATTCTTCACCAATAGTAAGTACCGCTTCTGATACCTTCATTAAACGGTCTAATTCTTCACCAACAAAATCACCTTGAAGACGCGCAAGTTTCGCATATAATACCGTACTATCCTTCAAGACATCCGCAATATAAGAATTAACACGTTGCCATTCCGCATCTTTGTCAACAGCTGTTGCATTTCTATATAAACCTCGCTTCACTTCGAGATCCTGAACAACAGATAGAGCTGCTCTAGCAAGTATTGACGACATGGATTATCCTCAATCAAGTAACTGACAAACAGCCTAATATTAAGACGATATATTTCAACCGTACTATTTAGTATGGATAAAACTGAAGAAATATCTTTATTAGCTCAAGAACTAAAAAAGTATCGCGAAGCATACTACAACCTAGATTCTATTGCAACTGATCAGGAATATGATGCCAAAAAATCCCGCCTTTTAGAACTAGATCCAACTCACTTTGAAGTTACAGTTGTAGGTGCTATCCCATCAAAGGTATCTGTGTGGGATAAAGTACGACATGAAATACCAATGGGTTCACTCAACAAAGTCAATTCTATAGATGAATTTAAAGCCTGGGCCATGAGTATTAATACACAAGACTTCTTCATTACACATAAAATTGATGGTTCATCTATGGAATTAATATATAAAGCAGGAAAACTTATTAGGTGTACCTCAAGAGGTGATGGTATTATCGGGGAGGACGTAACAGAAAATATCAAACAAATCCCATCAATACCAAAACAATTATCGGACCAGATAGATGTTGTAATTCGTGGTGAAGTTGTAATGCACAAAAATATATTTCAAACGTTATATTCAGAAATATATGCTAATCCACGAAATACAGCTGCTGGAAAAGTTCGAGATAAGAAAAATGGTGGTGCCGATTGTCAAAATCTTGAATTTATCGCATATTGGATATTTGGCAAAGACCGTCCAAACACGATGTCTTCCATAATGGATCGGTTGAATAGTTATAGATTCAATATTCCACATTATTATGATAGTGGAGATATTGAATCTATATGTTCATCATATAATAAAATCAAATTATCACGTGATGACATACCATATGAAATTGATGGAATGGTAATATCTGTCAATTCAATTAACGAACTTGAAGAATTAGGTGAACACAATATGCGACCAAAAGGTCAGATTGCATGGAAATTTGATCCAGCAATGTCTGAAACTAATATAGTTGATATTAAATGGACTGTCGGAAGTTCCGGTCGCATAACCCCAGTAGCCATAGTTAATCCGGTTAACATCGGAGGAGTTATTGTAACAAACGTATCATTACATAATTTATCACTTTTCCGTGATTTAAAATTATCTAAAGGAAATCGAGTATTAATATCCCGCAGGAATGACGTTATACCGTACTGCGAACGTAATTTGGATCTCACTGAGGATACTTAATTTTATATTTCATACATGGTATTTGATTAATAACCGGACGAACTAAATTCATGAACATAGGTGTTTCTTTTTCTTTTAAAGAAATAACTGGTCCATTTTTGATACATAAACAAATGTAGTAAACCCAACATTCAGTAATTTATTTCTGAAAAAATTTATTTCATACATATTAAAAGAATATGTTGAAAATCTAACAACAACACTCTTATCTTTATAACATGAAGTACCATATATTATTTCAATGTCGTAAGTCATAGATTTTAACGTGTATAATATTTCATGTCTGGATACGAAATAATCGAAGGAAGTCGAGTTCCAATTCTCGCCTGGACAAAAGGCGTTGTATTTGAACCTGGAGCAAAAATACAACTCATACAGACAGGTATGCTTCCCATAATTTATCGGCATATTGCTGTTATGCCTGATGTGCACTTCGGTCGAGGTTCGACCGTAGGAAGTGTAATTCCAACACTTCGTGCCATTATCCCGGGGGCTGTCGGTGTTGATCTGGGATGTGGTATGATAGCCGTGCGTACATCTCTTATGGCGTCACAACTACCAGATAATGCCGATAAATTACTATTTGACCACATATCAGCTGCAGTACCGCATGGTAGTGCTAAAAAAAACAATGTTGGGAACTGGTCTAAAATTCCTGGATATGTAAATAATGCTTGGTCAAAACTTGCGCCAAGATTTAATGAAATAATTCGACGACACGGACGATCTGATATCGCTCCATGTGAAGCTCAACTTGGTACCCTTGGAGGAGGAAATCATTTCATATCTATATGTCTAGATGAAATTCAAAATATATGGATAGTTTTACATTCCGGTTCTCGTGGAATCGGAAATAAAATCGGAACATATTTTACTGAATTAGCAAAAAAGAATGCAGAAAAAATGTGTTATTCTTTACCAAATAAAGATCTTGCATATTTTGAAGAAGGATCAGAATATTTCAATAATTATATTGATGCCATGTTATGGGCACAAAAATATGCACAAGTTAATCGTGAATTAATATTAAGAACTACATTAGATGCTATTAATAAAAGCAATCTTCCTCGTTTCACATTAACTGAAGAAACAAATATTCATCATAATTATGCTCAAAAAGAAATCCATTTTGAACAAGAAGTATGGATCACTCGTAAAGGTGCAACTAGTGCTAAATTAGATGAAATAGGAATCATTCCAGGATGCATGGCAGGAACTATTTATATAACAAAAGGAAAAGGAAATCCTGATAGTTTTTGTTCATGCAGTCATGGTGCTGGACGAATAATGAGTAGAGGAGATGCAAAAAGATCAATTACTCTCGAACAACATAGAATTGCAACCAAAAATACTGCATGTAGACAGGATAGAGATGTGATAGACGAAAGTCCTGCAGCATATAAAGACATAAATGCCGTTATGGCCGCGCAAGCAGATTTAGTTGATATTGTGCACACTCTACATGAAATTGTTAATATTAAAGGATAATCTCCGCATATCGTTTTACCTTATTATGCTTTCTCAACTTTATCCTTTAAAGAAGCACAAAATGCAGCTGGGTCATCAACTTTTCCTTCCATCTTTTTAATACATTTTGTAACAGATTTACCGATGGAATTCCAGAACTTTTTACGAGATTCTGGTGTCCATCCTCCGGGCATACTTTCCCATGCCTCTGCAACTTGCTCACCAGCCATATGAAGTATATCTTGCCCAAAAATTGCAGAAGCCAGTACTCTATTAATACGAAGAGATGCCATCCGTTCAGCACACGGAGGACAAATAAAAGCAATCTCCTCTCTTGTTACCCAAAAATCTGGAAGTTTATCATCTATAGATAAAATTACTCTACGAAGATCCTTAGCTACTAAGTGACGATTAGGAAATCGAGACTTATCAATTCGATCAGCAACATTACGAAGTTCTAAAGCAAGACGATCAGGACTCATGGGAATGTCCTTATTAGCACATGGGCAGTTACATTTACATTTAGGTCCGCATTGACATGATTGAAGAGGACCATATCCACAATCACAAATAGTTTTATCTAAACTCATATTTAAACATATCATAGAAAGACTATCCCTGAATTGATTTTAATGTTTCTTCCATCTTCTCCATTGATTCAAGAGAAATGCATGTAAAACGAATTTGTTTGCCTTCAAATTGCTTAAGATGCTTCTCTACGGGAAAAGATTCACCATCATCATTAATAATACATAATTCCCCATTGGAATCTTTAGTCACAATCCCATCAATAACTACTCCAATATCAATTTGATTTGTATCCATATATAACCATACAAATCAGGCAGCTTGTTCTCCTTCTTTAGGAAAATTTAAACGAGCGAATTCACCAAAATATTCACGCGCAGCGTCATCATATGCTTTTGCTGCCCATATTGCATCATTATAAGTACCAAGATATACTTGTTTATAGTTTATAGTAATAGTTGCTTGATAATATCCATTTTTCCTTAAATGAACACCACGATAACCTGAATTTGATCCAGCACCACGATCAACACGATTCATCACATTGGTGGATCGAGTCGCTAATCTCAAATTCGATTGTCTATTATCAATTCGATTACCATTAATATGATCTACTTCAACATAAGGTGGAGCATTTATTATTTCACGATGCATCGAAAATTTCACACATAATCCATCACAGTATTCTTGTCGAAAAGCATAACCTTTATGAATATACCATCTATATTTTGAAATTTTTTCATAATTAATTTCATCAATCAGTGCAAATTTATTTTGACCAAGTGATATCCATCTAGCTCCCAGTATGAAATTTGGCTCCGGAAAATCACGTGAATCCAACATCTTTTCATGACAACATTCAAGTGAACAATATTTTGAATCTTCACGTGATTGTTTAACACAAAATTCTATCCCACAGTTATCACAAGATATCCAAACTGATTTCTTCAAAGACTCATGACAACATTCAAGTGAACAGTATTTTTGTTCACTTGAAGATGGTCTGGTAAAAACTTTTCCACATTGATCACAAATTATATCAATTCTCATTGTTTCAAATTGACATTTCTGCGAACAAAATCTAGCAGTTTCATCTCGATTTGATCTAATCAAAAATGATTTTCGACATCTTTCACATAATTTTTGTATGGGACCTGATTTAATACGACAAGCATCAGAACAGTATTTAGCTCTTTTAGCTTGAATAGCCGGAGAAAAAAATTTATTATTACATACTAAGCACACTACTTCAACAACAGCTTCATTTAAACAATCTCTGGAACAATATTGAATCCTAGAAAGACTAGGTTTAACCGAAAATAACTTTCCACAATGCAGACATGTTTTATCCATATCTACACTTTACAACAAAAGCCTATCTACTGTTTATATACTATTATATCAGCTACAGCCGGTGCTATTTCCACATCCAGGACATAGATAACAAGAACCATTACGTTGAGTAATTGTACCGCAACCTTGACATGGTGGAGCATCTAAACTTCTACGAATTTCAGTTTCTTCACAATCAGGAGGAGCAGTAGAATATCCATTCTTTGACATACCAACTTGTATATCTTTATATTCATGCATTTTCTCAAGTTTCTCAGCTAAACCAGAATATTCACCATCATAATAATGCAC